CTACTCGTTCCCCATGTCGTTCCCGCCCCGTTTCGCGACGCGCGCGACGGCAAAACGACGGTGGGCTTCGAGGCTGGAGCGGTCATAAACCGCAGCGGTGATACGAGGCTTCGAGTGCCCCGCTACCTTGCTCGCGTCGTCGGTCAATGCGCCGTTGTCCCTAGCCTCCGTAATGGCGCTTGCGCGCAGATCTCGGCACCAGAGGTTGAGTGGGAGGCCCGCGGCCGTCCGCACGAGCTGCCATAACCTGCTCAGCTCATACGCTCGATACGGCCGGCCCTTCTGGTCGTGAACAATGATAGGGCCGATCCGCTTTTCCTCTGGCAAGTAGCTGATCTCTTCCATCACCATCGGACACAGCTTCAGGTCGACCGCGATCTCCGCTCCGCTCGTGCCCATTGTCTTGCTCGGCGCGAGGCGGAGGATCAGGTTTTCGTCGATGTGGCGCCATTCGAGGCCGGCCCACTTCGAGGTCCCGTCGATCACAGTGCTCATCACCGGGGCATCGATGGGGAACCACTGGCCCGCTACGTCCCACAGACGAAGGGTCGTCTCAAACTGTAGAGCGTAGCAGAGAGCCCCAGAGGGGCGCCCCATCGCGTGGGCCGCTCGCCGGGCTGCCACGACCTGATCGGCCGTTGCGAACGCCTTCCTCGGGCGTGGCCCGGAAACGCGAAGCTCGCTGATGTCGTCGCGGAGCTGTCGGCACTGGCGGTGTCCCGCCACGATGCAGAACGTCAGCGCAGCCTTGAGCACAGCGAGGGCCATTGCGCCGGCCGCCGGGTGCTTCCCGTCCTTCGACCACACCGCATGCCATCGCTTCACATTGAGCGCGGTGACGGCATCCACGTGGTGCTGTCCGATGTGCGGTGGGAGGAGGCGCAGGTAAGTCTCATAGGGGTGCCGCGAACCAGGCTTCAGCTTGTGGAACGGGCTTTCCTCGTGGGTCTCGTAGATCCGCAGGACGTCCGCAATCGTCCCGTTGAAGACCGTGGGGTCCACCCGATACCCGCCAAACCAGGTCAGCATATCGGCCTGCAGCGCGCGGCACTTCGAAGCCAGGATGGTGGCGTCGGCGGCGTATCTCTGAAGGTTCACGCTCTTCGGGCTGTAGCCGGCCGCCACGATATCGGCTCGCGCGATCCAGTAAGGCGCTCGCCCGTCTCGTCGCGGTCGCCATTTCAGACCCGGTGTAGCGCCCTGCCCTTCTTCTTCGGGTTCCATTGTCCGTCCTCCTGAGGTTGCCGCGGCGCCGTGGCCGTCTCGGACGGGCGGGCACGATGAACGCGGTCGTAGAAATCTCGTACCGCTGGGGTGTAGCGCCCATCGGGCGTCCGCTTCGGGAATCCGCAGGCTTCCAGCTTGGGCAAGCTCAGCAGCAGTCGCTCGACCTTTTCGATGTCGCGCCCGACCACCGCCTCGGCGATCTCACGGTCGCTCGCGAACAAGGGGAGCTGGTCGAAGGTGATGCGGCCTCTAGGCATCTTCCGCTTTCCTCATCGATCCAGGTTCCTGTGAGAGCATGGCCCATCTCGGGTGCTCCACCTCCGGCCCGAACAACTCGGGCAGCGCCATCGTGACGGTGCGGTGGATCTCGTTGAGGCGATCGTTCTCCCGGTCACCGGCGGCATCGCGGGCGTCTTGGTCCGGCAGAACCTGATCTTTCTCGGGGACCAGATCGCCGTAGAGGTATCCCTGAAAGGCAAGGTCGACCGCGAGCAAACCGATCTCGTCGCGCTGGCTCGCCGGCAGTCGCATCCACGCGGCGCGGACGTCGTCGAGGGTCGGCACCCTCATGGGATGCCTCCGTTGAGGAGCATGCCCAGTTCCGCCGCACGGGCTTCTGCGATGGCGTATTTCGGCTGGTAGTCGGCCGCGAGGTCGGCTTCCTCCTCCAGCCACCATTGAAGGTGAGCGCGCAGGGCGAGAGCCTCTATACGGGTCGTGCATGGTGTGGTGAGCACTAGGTCGAAGGCTGCATGCATGTCGCCCTGAGCTTCATAGGCGGCATCCAGATCGACATCCTCGTGAGGCGCTATTTGAAAGGCGTCCCATGCGGCACGGTGAGCGAAAATCACGTCAGGGACGGTCGGACGATTCGCGACCTCAACATCCTGATCAGACTTGATAATTTCGACCCGCAGCATCGAAAGTCGCAAGGTGGAATCACAGCCCTCCAGGGCTGCCCCGATACGCTCGAAGCCGTCGGTGTATTCCTCGTATCGGACGTAGTGCGCGACGAGGGCCTGGAGGCCGTCCATCGTCACCGGCACTATGGCGTTCATAGCCCGGCGAGCGTCGAGGCACCGGTCCGCTGCCAGATTATGGGCCCTCATCGCCTCCTCGTCGTCCTCGTCGAGAGTGTCGAGGATGAGTGTCAGGGCGTCGTCGGCCGCACAGTGATCGGCGATCACAGCCAGAATCGGATCCGCTACTGCATCCATCGGAGGCACCCCACGGTTTCACACTGGCCGTGAAGGTGGCCGTTGGAGCTATCCCGCACCCAGACCAGACGACCGGCGCAGGTCGGACAGGGGAGGACGCCGGACGACGCCGGATCGTCGGCGATGATCTTGAAGATCCGGATCAGCGGGTTCGGCGGATCGATGAGGGCAGCCTTGGCCCCCTCGGCGAGCCCTTGCAGCGCGGCGACAGCGGCTCGTTGCCGGATCTCGCTCGCGTCGTCACGCACCTCGAAGGTGATGGCCGCGATGAGCGCCATTTCGATCATCGCGGACACACCGGCCTTGAAGCCTTCGTTGTAGGCATTGCCGGCTGCGCTCATGGCTTCGCCCTCTCGCGCTTGGCGAAGTCCCTGGCCTGGTGAAGGCGAGCGACAATGGTCTCCATCCATGAGGCGTCCTGGTTGGTCGGCCAGAACTCGTGCGCCTCGATGCGCTTGAGCAGCACGACCTCATCGGGCCGCAGGAATTTTCCGCCGACCTTCCTCGGCAGCGCTTTACTCTCGGTGATGCAGTGCTTGGCGACCTCCCACCACGGGATCACCTGTTCCGGGTGCCAGACGGTGAGCCCGAAGCGTCGGGAGGGTGATCGCGGATGAGTGTCATCCCGGCCGTCGAAGGCCGCCTCTCGGTAAGTGTCGGCGTAGTTGAAGCCCTCGGCCGAGGAGAGCGGCTTGTTGACCACCTTCGCCCTCACCAGGGAGTCGGTGAGGTCGTGGAAGTCGGCATCTGCCGAGGCGAGCGTCCGCCCGATCGCCCGCACCGTCGAGACCACCTCCCCGTCGTTGTCGCTGGCGAGGAGCGGGAGCAGCTTGATCAGCTTCGGCTGGATGGAGTGAGGAATCATGATGATCCCCCTTCCGTGAACAGCGCAGGCTGTTTTTCCTGGGCCAGGGCCCAGACCTCGACACAGGTTTCGTGGCCGAGGAGTTCGTAGGCCGCGTGGACGAAGGCCTGCCGCTTGGCATCGACCTTCGTGGTCGCGTTGGCGTGGGTATCCCGGATCGCCAACGCCTTCTCAGCGCGCCGGAGCTCGCCGATGCGGGCTTGAAGCACTGGCCGGCTCCGACGCTTCTTCTTGAGAGCGATCTCGGCACGGATCCTCCACGATGGGTCTCCGCTCTGAAATCCGAGGGCGATCTGGTCCTCAATGGCGAGGATGGCGCCATCGATCTCGTCGAGGATGGCCCGGCCCTGCGCGGAGGATTGAATGTCTTCCAGCCGGATCTCGGAGCCGTCACGAAGGAGGATAGTGTTCACCCCGCGGATATCGGTGGTGATGGAAGTGCGAAACTCGGCCATGATCAGGCCACCGCCGAAAGGTCGCGAACGAAGGCGGCCCGCTGATTGGCGTCGTCGTTCTCGACAATGAAACGGGCGAGGATTGAGAGGCGAGTTAGCCGTGGATCGTCGGCACAGTCCGGACGCGATAGTGCCTCTGAATGGATAGCGTCGGCGAGGCGGTCGCAGGCATCGGCGATCCAAGCGACGAATTCGCCGGCGGGCTGGACTTCTTGCTTCTCATTCGAGCAGCGTGGCTGGCAGCCTACGGCCGAGCAAAGTTCACGAACGAATTGCACGACGTCATGCAGCCCTTCGAGCTGACGGATTTCCATGCCCGCGATGTCAAAATCCGGTGGGCCCGGCATTGGCTTAGAGGCTCGACCTGAGATGAGCCTACTTTCGGTGAGGCCGGCGACAGCGTCGTGAATGTCTAAACAGAGGCGTCCGGCAATCCCATAGCCTTCGCGAGGTGTATCTGCATGCCAGACGGCGACGTACTCTAACCAAGCCTGCGCAATGGCCTTAGCTGGTGCGTTCTCGCGAGTGGCACGAAGCGCAGCCGCTCTGTCGATCAGGCTATCCCGGATGTCAGCGTTGCGCTTCCAGGATTCCTCGTCATCTGAGTTTGAGCCATTCGTGCATGTCTTCGTCCACTCGCCCCATGCGTTCAGCAGCTCATCCACAAGCGGGAGAGGGGCTTTCTCCAGGGCCGCTACGTCACGGAGGATGGATGCCATCATCCTGTCGAGGCCGTCGCGGCTCCCGTCATCCGGATTGTGCCGCTCCCAATCTTCTCCGAACAGTCTGGCCTTAGCCGCGAGATCCGAGAGCGATGAAGCGGGTTCCGCGATGGCACGTTCCCAAATTGCAGAGTGCTTTGCGATCTCGACGTTGAACCGCTCGTCGCCCCAGCATTTTCCGCTGCACTCATTATTGATCCATACTACGTGCTTCACCGCCCAATCGCAGGTTTCAGCGAGATCACTAGAAGCAGGCGAAGGAGTTGGAATGCTAGAACGCGAGCTCAATTCCAATGCTGCGTTGGGAAGAGCATACAGCACATCTGCGACGTTCCTCAGGACCGTACAGATTTCGTCCTGATCAATCGCGTGTGGCTCATCTGCCAGGTAGCGCAGTTGCAAAGCCGCTTCTGTCGCGTCCGTAGGCCGATAGTGCACGACCATATCTGAGGCGTACTGTTCAGCGTCGGAGGCCGTCTCGTAGGTCTGCTCTAGTTGCTTCAAGGTGGTAGGAGACAAGACGGTACCCGCACGCCGCATAGCTACCGTATCGGTATTCTTCGCAGCAGCATCCAGTGCGGCACGTGCTTTGCGGTGAGCGTGAATAGCCTGGGCCAGGGAGAGCCGCTTCGAGGGCTCGGTGAGCAGCCGCGTGGCGGCGTCGTCTATGTTGTGATCGTCGGCGGTACTGCAGCCATCTGCCTTGGCTGCAGACACAGGGGGGCGATCAACGCAATGGCGCTGTTCCATGACTTCATCTCCGTGGGTTGGGTGAAGGCCCTCGCCGGCTATGCAGACCTGCGTGGGCCGCTTGAAACGGACGCCTCGGTGAGCGCGTCCGTGACCTCTTAAATCTCGGGTGCTTCGGGCACGCTCTCGTGGTCGTCGTGCATGCACAGCGTGAGCGTGATGGAAGGGGTGAGCAGCGTGTGCGCGGCCAGGGTGATGGTGCCGGTCTCCACGTCGTGCGTGTTCGACGTGTAGAGGCCGCTGCGGACCATCAGGAACAGTGTGATGTTGATCTCGCCGCCGCACTCTTCCTCGGACAGGCCAAGCCAGTCCTGCAGGTGCTTGAACAGGGCGAAGGGGCTGATCGGGCCAGCGAGGTGGGCCGTGTGCCGGATCGCTTCAGCGAGCAGGGCCGCACGCCATTCGGGTTGGCCCAAATCATCAATGCGAGGATTGCGCTTATGCATGGCGACCTCCCGTACGGGCGGGATTTCTGATCGCATTGAGGACAACCCTCGATTTACGCTGGCGCGTCAAAAGGTTCTGAGTTGTTAATAGTGTGGCCTGGGATGGCCGTGAACCAACCCAGGCCTCGCAGCAACCAACCGACTGGACCGATTGGAGACTACGAATGGAGAGGCCGGCCCCATGGACCAGCGGACGGATGATTCCGAGCCCATTCCTGCTGATGTCGGAGCGGGACAGGGAGGAGGCGGAGCGCAGAATCCGGGAGGAGGAGCGCCGTCGCAGAGAGGAACTGGAGCAGGAACGACGGCAGCGGATAGAGGAGGAACGGAAACGCAACCAACAGGACAAGAGCCCGACAGATTGGGACGATCCGAAAAGCCCACGCCGCCGCTGACCGACGAGCAGAGATGCCGTTTCAGTCTTCTCAAGAACGTTCGCTATCACGAGGATCGTGAGGGGCACTTTGCCTGGATCAATCGAGCCTTGGATCTCTTTGTCCTCGTGAGCGGCCTGGGCACCGTCGTTGCGCTCTCGGACCTGCTGCCTCCCTGGGCACGGGTAGATGGGCGATGGATCGCTGCAGCAACCAGCGTTGTGGGAGCGGTTCAGCTTGTCTTTGCGCTCGGCCGACGTGAAGCGCTGCATGCCGATTTGAGGCGCCGCTTTCTCGCGCTTCTCGCCGACCTTGATGCCGAAAACGCCAAAGATACGGGGCGCCGTATGCGTGCCCTGTTCGGCGACGAGCCACCGACGTTCCATGCCGTCGACAAACTGGCTTACAACGCCGCTATGACCGCTCTCGATCGTCCTGCCGCTTCCATGATTGTGGTGACGCCCTCGCAGAGGATTTGGCGAAACTGGAGACGCTACGAGGGCGTACAGTTCCCACGCGTTGGAGACGCGCAGGCTGCTGCCAAGGGGCCTGCTTGGTGGCAACGTCCGAAGGTCTGAAGCTCCATCTTTGAGCATGGTTCAGCCTTCTATGCGGGTGAAGGCGTTGCCGATCGCCCAGAGCAGGGCGGAAGCGCAGATCGGAAGGAAGAGGTAGCCGTTAGCGACCATAGATCGTCTCCACTGGGAAGCACGATCAAACGTTTACCCACACATGCACGCTAATGCAACCCGCAAACGGGTAGTGCGGATTATTTTCGGGTTAGAAGTCCATCTCGTCGGCCTCGGCCCATTCTTTCGTTCGGTTCATCCAGTCGGCCCAGTCAGGCGCATCGTCCGCATGGTACTTGTAAAAATCGCCACTTGGTTTGTTGATTATCGCTTTTCCAGGCGGGCTTGCTATCACACTAAACCCATTCGACATCGTAAATTTAACACCTTCGTCCGTAAAAGACATAGAGACAACAAGGGGATGGTTTGCGATTACATCGCCGGCGGCCTCTCGCATTGATCTTGTTAGCTTGTATCTATCTATAAGACGCTGTATTACCTCTCGGAAGGTGTCTCTTCTATTTAGGGCGTCGCCGATTAGTCTTTTGGCGGCTTCATCGTCAGATGATACGCCGAGCTCTATCTTGTACTTCTCGATACGTTTGGCGATCTCAACCGGCAAAACGTACGAGACCCGTACAAAATTCGGGACGGTTTGCTTGTCTGCGGCCGGACGGACCATGCCGGGTATGTCTAGATCGAGAAGGCCCGCGATCTCAGGAAGAACGCGGGAGCGTCTCGTAGCACCCGTTTCTATGCGATCAATCGTGGACTGTGTGGCGCCTACTTTTGCCGCAAGGAACTCCTGGCTCCATCCTCTTTTCTCCCGTGCCGCTCGGATTAATGCGCCAAAATTCTCTGTCATGGCCTTATTCTACCCATCAACGGGTTAAGCGCATTACCCTATTGCGGGTAATGCGCTAATGGGTTAATACGGGTTATGCTCGAGAAAGCGCATCACCCCTTAGTCGAAGCCGCGGTAGGTTTCTTCCACTCGCAGGCAGCACTGGCGCGAGCTATTGGCTCGTCACAGTCGACGGTCTCGCGCATGTTGCTAATGGAGATACCTGTTACGGCAGAAGTCGCGACTGCAATTCATCGAGCGACAGAGGGTGCGGTTCCGAAATGGGATCTTCGCCCGGATCTTTGGGATGCCCCGTGCCCGATGCCGGCCCGCGCACGGGAGGAGGCACGAGTTTGATAGCCTCCTCACAAGCCCATACACATCAGAGACAGGCTCACCTGCCCCAGCAGGGCAGCGGCCGGCGTGCCGTTGGCGACTTGGCCGCGGTCAACGTGAACGCACGGGTGGTAACCCTTCACGACCAAGCCCTCACAATGATGAGCAGCCCCACCGGGACGACGCACATCAGGCCGATGGCCCATTGGATCTCGTTCCGGGCGCTCTTCACCTCGCCTTCCAAGGTAGCGATGCGCGCCTCCAGAGCGCGGAACCTGGCCTCGTCCATTCGTCGCTCCCTCGCTTCGATTCGTGTCCCGCTGGCGGCGTTCCACCGGCTGATTGTCGATGCCGATGTTGGGTCTCTAAGGGCCGATTGTCTCTCAGCATCCCATCCGCATCAAAGCGTCGCCGACGTTTTGGAGCAGGCATGCTGCGGCGGTGCCGTCAGGTTTTCGTCCCCGGTCATCAAGCCGGTTCGCCAACCGCTCCAGCACTTCTCGTCTATCCACTCCGGGCAGAGCGCTGGCCAAGTCCACCATCAGTACCGCCAGGGCGTCGGCGACGGTCTCTCGCGTCACGGTGTTGGCTCCGGCAGATCGCTCCTCACGATCTCCGCTTCGATAGGTGGTCCACGGTTCGCTCAGAGCATCCATGGCGTCAGTATCCTAACGGAGGGAGCGGGATTCGGAACGCAGCAACGCACGTGTTCGCCTGGGTCACCCACGCGCGATCGGTTCGATCCGCCACGCCTTCGTCTGTTCCGCCAGGGCAGCGAAGGCCAGATGCAGGTCGCTCATGCCGAACGGGACGATCTCGGTGGTGGTCACCGAATCCGCCTCGATGCTGACCCTCGCATGCCCCCGGCAGCCAGTACGGCTGAACGCGAATTCGATCTCCAGCGTCTCCCCACCGAGATCGACGTCCAACTCCCGTTCGATACTCTCCAGCTGGATATCGAACATCTCTTCTTCCGGCGTGCCCATTGGGGCCTTCCTTCCTCGTCACGTGGACGTCTGTTTCGATTGCCCTCTCCCCCTGCAGGGAGGCTCGCTGCCTGATGCTGCTCAAGGACTTCATGCGGTCCGAGGACCTGTCCGACTCGGAGATGGCCGAGAAGATCGGCGACATCTCCGAGTACGGCGTAAGAAAGCTGCGCTTCCGGACCCGTGGCCCCTCGGTGCGGGTTGCCGCCCGTATCGAGGAGGTCACCGGCGGCAGGGTCAGATCCGCTGATCTGCAGCCGCTGACGAACCGCCGCGCTCCCGCGGAGGCCGTGTCGTGATCGTTTCCGCTCGTCCCATCCTGTTCCTGCCGTCCGCGCTCTCCCGCCAAGGCGCCGCGTCCGTCAGTCTGTCCTTCGTTCCGACCCCCAACGTCGCTTCTCATCCTCTGGTCTCCCGTCGTGGTCGAACACCACAAGACCAGAGGAGCCACCCGAGATGTTGGGCAAGTCACCCGAGAACGCGGGTAAATCACCCAAGGCCCACGAGGCTGTCGCCATGAGCTCTCAGGCTGAAGCCCGCTATTTGGTGGAGTTGATCGCCGGCCCCATGCGGCTCGGCGAGAACGTGAAAGCTGCGCTATCCCGTGTGGCCCGCACCACGGGACTGAACGACCGCCGGGTGCGGGGCATCTGGCACAACGAAGCCCGCTCGATCCGCTCCGAAGAGATGGATCGCCTCAGAGAAGCAGCGCGAGACGCTCGTGCAACGGAGCAGGCGCGCAATGAGCACAGGTCCGTCCTTTCCCTCCTCGCCACCGCCGACGCGGCCCTGGGCCTTCCGGGCCCGGACGTGGATCGCTCGGATGATCCTGCGCTGGGCTTCGGGCCTAGCGATCATGATCGCCCCCTGGATCAGGGACACTGAGCGGTGATCCCATTGACCCACGCCCAGCCGCCGCCGGCCTGACCCGGTCGTAGCGCTTCGCCGTCCTCATCCCTCACGCCCGAACACGGCGCTCCCGAACCTCGGAGCTTTGGCCGATGCCCCTTGCTGTCTCGTCACCCCCCATCCCCGAGCGCGTGAAAGCGTATCGGAGTGCCCTTTTCGATCGTTGGGTCGACGCCAAGCGGCGTGCCCATCAGAGCGAGGACATCGCCGACCATCGCGCGGCGGTCGACGCCTACACCGCGTTCATGCGGGCGCATCTGGCGTCCGACGAACGAAAGCAGCTCGACCTCGAAGACGAGATCGCCCGGCTCAGCGCCGAGAACATCCGGCTCCGTGGACGCGTGCGTGGGGGAGGACCGGCATGAGCATCGGATCCACACCCGACGCCGGCATCACGCGGGAACGGCGGCCCACTCACGTCTATCTCATCGCGCGCCGTGTCGGCGTCGCCATGCATGCTCCCGTCCGAATCGGGGTCACCGACGATATCTCGGGCGAAATGGCGACCATCCAGGCCTGCTGTCCGTTCGAGGCCACGCTGATCCATGCCGTTCGGTTTCCCGACGGTCTCGTCGTCGCCAATCTGCTCCAGGGCAAGTTCGCGGACCATCACCTCTTAAGGGCGCTGGGCAGGGGCTGGTACGACATGGCCCCGGCCGAGGCTCTGACAGGCCTGCTGGCCCAGCTGGACGCCATCCTGGCCCTTAATGGCGTGTCCGACGAAGAACGTCTGACGGTGCTGAATTTCCTCGACGCGGGAAGCGATGCGCAGGAAGCGCTCCGATTCCTCACCAGCTACGTGGGAGCGGATCGATGAGCGCCCCCTGGATCAAATTCTATCCGTCGGACTGGCTCTCGAAGCCCGCGCTCCGGCTCTGCCCGATGGCTGCCCGCGGGCTCTGGATGGAGATGCTGTGCATCATGCACAACGCCGAACCATACGGCCATCTCGTCGTAATGGGCCGCCCTTTGACCGATTCCGACCTCGCCCGGATGGTCGGCATGAGCCTCAAAGAATGCCGGAAGTCTCTCGCAACTCTGGCGCTGCACGGCATCTACTCGGTTACGGCAGACGGAACGATCTACAGCCGCAGAATGGTTCGGGACAATGCCAAGGCATTGAAAGATAAGGAGAATGGCAAGAGAGGGGGTAACCCCGACCTTAACCAGGGGGTTAACCCCCCGGATAAGGGGGAGGATAAAGCCCAGAATCCAGAAGCCAGAATCCAGATAGAAGAGGAGGGTGGTACTACTGTTCAGCTTCTTCCTGAAAAACCTGAGCCTGACACTCGCGCCGCCGCTTCGCGATCGTCGCCGGGGGCGAACCGATATTTTTTCGAGAGTGGCGTCATCCGGCTCAACGAGCCCGATTTCCGAAAATGGGATGCCGCGTTCCCCAGCATCAACCTTCGAGCCGAGCTGACGGGCCTGACCGGATGGGCCGGCGACCAGACGAGCTGGTTCTTCGCCGTGCCAGGGGCACTGGCCAAGCGAGATCGGGAGGCGCGGCTCGCGGTCGAGCGCTTCAGGGCCGATGCCGAGGCCAAGGCGAACGCGCCCAAGCCGAGGCCCTGCGGCTACGTGCCGTGAAATCGGTCGATGAGATCCTTCGCGAATTCGGGATCGTCCTGCGGTCGACATCCCCCGGCCGGCACTACGCGATCTGCCCTCGATGCTCGGTCACCGCCAAGCACGCCGCCAACCGCCGACGCCGTTCCTTGGGCGTCACGATCGACGCCGGTGGCGTCGGGTTTCGATGCCTCAACTGCGATCTGAGCGGCGGGAAGTATTTCAGCGATGACCCTCAACCCAACGGCAATCGCCTGGCTCGAAAGCCGGGCCCTCGACAGCGAGACCGCCTCACGTTTGGGGATCTACAGCGCCAAGCGCGCTCAGGGTGGCGATCCGGTTCCTGACGCCGCCGGCAACATTCTGGTCTTCCCGTACCTCGACGGCGGTGAGGAGGTGAACGCCAAGTACCGGGGGCGGGACACTGCTGGCAAGAAACGGTTCTGGCAGCGTGCCGGTGCTCGAAAGACGTTCTTCAACGTCGCCGTACTCGACGACCCGGCCGTTCAGAACGGTCAGGCACCGGTGGTCATCACCGAGGGCGAATTGGACACGGTCGCCGCCGTTCAGTCTGGTCACCCTTTCAGCGTCTCCGTGCCCGACGGCGCCCCTCCAGCACGGGACGAGCAGGGCAACCTCGTCGAGGTGCCAGACAATGCTGACGACGTGGTGCCCGAACACGACGACAAATACCGTTACGTCTTCAACAACTGGGACCGCCTGAAGCGGGTGAAGCGGTTCGTCCTTGCCGTCGACAACGATGAGCCGGGCCGCCGCCTCGGACAGGAACTGGCCCGCCGGCTCGGCCGATCCCGTTGCTGCCTCGTCAGCTATCCAGCCGAGCCCTGCGTGGCGGATGCAGACGGCGTGCTCCGGCCAGTGAAGGATCTGAACGAGGTGCTCCAGCACTTCGGGGCCGACGCCGTCATGGCCTGCATCGAACAGGCGAAGCCCTTCCCGGTGAAAGGCCTCTACAAGCTCTCCGACTTTCCGGAGCGTCCTCCCCTCCTTGCCCTGACCACCGGATTCCGCGAACTCGACCATCACATGCGGCTCTACCGCGGAGCCTTCGTGGTGGTCAGTGGACTGCCCGGTGGCGGCAAGACTGCCCTGATGACCCAAATCGCGATGAACATGGCGACGGGGCATAACTGGCGGATCGCCATCGCCTCCTTCGAGATGCATGTCCGGCCGATCCTGGAGAACATGCTGCTTGGCTTCATGCTGCAGAAGCCGCGCAACCTCTGGACCAAGCCTGAATGTGATGGCTGCCGCCGCTTCATCGATGAGCACTTCGTCTTCATCGCCCTTGCTCCGGACGATGAGGACACCGAGGCCGACGTTCAGTGGGTAATCGATAGGGCTGCGGACGCTGTGGTCCGCGAGGGCATCTCCATGCTCCTCCTCGATCCCTGGAACGAGGTCGAGCACAAGCGCCGGCCCGGCGAGAACGTCGCCGATTACACCAACAGAGCCATCCGGCTGCTGAAGCGGTTCGCGCATAGCTACGACGTTTGCACCGTCGTGGTGGCTCACCCGACCAAGTCTGCCGGCCTCTCGGTCCGGAGCGGAGAACCGATGTCTCTCTACGACATCGCTGACGGTGCGACCTGGGCGAACAAGGCCGAGATCGGTGTGGTGATCCACCGTGCCTCGCCGCACGACCGCATCGCCAATGTCGGCATCCGCAAGGTCAAGTTTCACGAGACCGGCAAGATCGGCGACGTGTCCCTGATGTTTGACGACGAGCTCCGCCAGTTCGTGGCCTGAGCCACAAACGCACCCCATCCGATTCCAAGGGAGAACTCCATGTCTCGCACCAAGGGAAAGCGGCAGCGTGAGAGGCAGCGCCGGCAGCTTCGACAGGAACGGAGAGCTGAACGCCGTGCGTCAGCTGGAACCGGAGCAGGCCTGGGCATGGGATCTTCCGCAGCCAGCGCACGCAGCGCGGCCGATCCGATCTGCGGTGTGGCTTCGCCGACGATCGACCCCACCCTGTGCTGGTACATCGCCAAGACCACGCCACGCATGGGCGTACGCGCGTTGGAGGCGCTACAGGCGGCCGAGGTGGTGACCTACCAGCCACGCGCCTCCGAGGTCGTCGTACGCCGCGGCCGGCGTGTCGTCCGGCGCACGCCTATGCTGATCCGGACGGTGTTCATTGGGGTGAAGGATGAACCTCATCTCGCGGTCGCCAAGGACCGGCCAGGCGTCGCCGAGATCGTCTGCTATCCGGTCGAGGACAAGTCGCTGGAGGGCAACATCTCTGGGCCAGTTCTGAAGCCTGCTCGGCTCAATGCGGAAGGGCTGCAGCGGTTCGTAGACAGGATCGCCAAGGGTGAGATCGTCGAGCCCGTCGGGATTAAGATCGGACAGGGCGTGATGGTGACCGACGGGCCGTTCGCCTCGTTCCCCGCAACTGTGGAGCGGATTCTGCCGGATGACCGAATAGCAGTGTCAGTTTCTCTGTTTGGGCGGGCCTCGCTCATCGAATTGAACATTGCGCAAGTCCAGCTGTTGTAGTAATTCAAGATGCTGAACAGTCGCCGCTGTACTCTCCCGCTATGGGATCGATGTTAGGCCGCGACGGAGACGGGTGAGACCGCTTCTCCACTTTGGAGGCTGGTTCCACATCTCTGACCCCATTGGGGTACTACTCGAATTCGAACAAGGTTCGAGCGCGACAACCATCATTCCGGTACGCACTGCGCCCGCAGGGGCGCCGCTCTGGCAATCGTCAGAGTTCGATACGGGAAGGCCAGCCGCCTCAGATGTAATGGCGGAAAACGACCTCACCCACGGTCTCTTCGATAGCGTTTGTTTCTGAATCATCGGCTGCGTTTTGATTGTTCACCATCGTTGGCGACATCATCAGGGCGATTAGGGCCAGCAGCCATCGGAAGGGATGGGCCATCGTTCGCATCTCATGCATCCAATCAGGAGTGAGTTCGCGTCTTCGATAGCCGCTAAGCATTGCTTAAATATGTCGAGGCCGGTTCCACCCCTTCTCCCCAGACCCAAGGCCGAGGGAGATGGAAGAGCCGCCTATAGTGACGCTTCGTAGGCTTGCAGGACATCTGCTGTTTCAGTCAGCCCTGAGGCTTCCATATCCAGCAACAGGACGGATGGTGATTTCTCCGGCCTTTTGAGGCGCAGGCGCATTTTCTGGATTGCCGCGACAGCCTTGCCGGGGTTGAGCGTGATGGCGTCAGCAATGAACTCGTCGCTGGAACGGGCGTCTAGCCCCAACGGCTCCAGGATATCGGCAGGGAAGTCCTTTAGGTTGTCGGTCACAATCACGTCCGCGCGGGTCGCCAGGGCCGCGGCGAGCACGTGGGCATCATTCGGATCTGGGAGGCCATCGCAGGCAGGAAGAAAGGGTCGGAAGTCCCCAACGTTGGCTTCCTCAAAGGCTCTTTCCATTGCTGCCCGCGCTCTGCGGGCTGCGCTATCCGCCCCCTCTATGCCTCTGCGACCGAGTATTTCAGCGATAGCTCGTTCGGTTTCATCCATGATCGGCTCGGACCAGCGGAGGCGAAAGAATTCCGCTTCCGCAAGCGACAGGATCAAGTTTCGTTTCAACGCGCCGGCAAGCGTGCACGCATCAACAAGGGCGGTGAAGCGGTTAGCGAACAAGGCTCAGATCAACTCCGCGTCGATTTCAGCTAGTTCTTCAAGTGCGGAGCTTCTGGTTGCGGCCCTACTGTTCTTGTAAGCGAACAAATCATCGGCTTTCACCCGCCTGTGGCGGCCAACGAGCGTGTGGGGGATTTCACCCTTATCAATCAGCCCTACGAGAAAAGGGCGCGACACGTTTAGGATGTCCGCAGCTTGCTTTGTCGTAAGCATCTGATTGACCGGGAGAATGGTCACCGCATCTCCGCTGCCAATATGGCGAAGAAGCTCCATCAGGATATCTGAAAGCCCTGGTGTAAGGGTGACGCCTACGGGCTTCCCACCGTCGGTGACAACGCTGATCTCGACCTCTCCAGAAGCCTGCTTCGCAATCACCTGACGAAGTTGATTGGCTGCTGCCTTCTCCTGCGCGGACGGAAGGCGCTTGCCGATCCGGACGGCTGAAGATGGTAGGGTCATGTACGCGACTCCTTGAATGACACGGCCTGCATATTCGCAATAAACGAAACGAACGCAATACGTGAACCGACATTTCGGTTACGCGGTTCCCGGCCTTATGCCCGGCCACACCAGCGAGACCCCTTACGATGGCAAGATACTTTGTCCGCGTGATGGAAACGCGTGAACGCGTTCTGAGCTATTCCGACATCGATAGCATTGAGGAATTACGAGATCGGGTCGACGAGGAAGTCGATCCCAACGCTTATGAATGCGTATCGGCGAACTCGTGGGCTGCGGCCGAACGCAAGCGTGAATGGCAGCCGCTTGTTGACCCAGAGCTTGTCTGGATTTGTGGCCTGGGGTTGAGGAACGGCGGCGACGGAAGTCCGCTTCACTAGCCCGCATCGTCCCGCTCCTCCTCCAATTCGCCGCTGAGGCGGGAGCTCACCTTCCTCCGCTGATTGGATTGCGTCTCGGCGGGCCGGAATTGATCCCGCGTTTGTAGATCCTGTCTTCGGGCGAACCCATCCCGGCAGACACCAGCCTTGGGTGCGTATCAAGAATAGTCCTGATTTCGCGCCGATCTGGTGCGACGCCTAGATGCTGAGCTACTCCCGCGATGACCTCGCTTAGCTCTATCTCCGTGCTGCGTCGTAACAGGAAGTCCGCTTGGCGATGGACAAGTTCTCTTAGCTCGTCGTTTGTTTCCGCGCTCATGTATGCGCCCTTCGCCGGTTGCTTCTTTGCGGATGAGCCTACGTCGTCATTTGCCCGCCAGTCTACTCACGAGGCCCGCATGTTCGGCATGTTCACCCGACGCAGCGAGGACGAACAGAAGCGCAAGCGTGAAGCCGAGGATCACGCTCGACGCGCCCGCTTCGAGGAGTGCATGCGATCGGAGCCGAGAAGGCAGGTCTGACAGTGTCTCCCGTGCCCTAAGGGCTGGCGGCTATCGGAGGTGCAACGGTTCAGCCCAAGTCAGAGTTCTTAGCTTCGACCCTCAGCATCTGGGGTCGAGGGAGCAGAACATGATCGGACGTTTTGGGTTGAGCCTCATACTCGCGACCTCTGCGGCCAGTGCCGCGATGGCCGCACCAATGTCCGCTGAGGACAAGGCCGCTTTACAGATGCAATGCGCTGGCGACTTCACGACCTTCTGCGCCGGCATGCCCCCCGAGGATGGTCCGGAGACGCAGGCCTGCTTCCAAAAGAACATGTCGAAGCTGTCGCCGGGATGCCAGAACGCGATCCAGGCCTACAAGAAGAAGGGCTGATCTGGCCGGCAGGCGAACCTACGCTTCCTCTATCCGTTTTTGGAAGCAGGCATCGTTTGGTCGCCCGTTGACGTCATCCAGGAAGGGCACTGAGCTCCGTGGTTCCGCTACTAGGCACGCTTCCTACTCATGCCACCGGACATGCCCTCGCAGCAGCAGCTGCCCTTCTTGGCCTTCATCCCGCTATGGCCCATCGCCATCGAGCCTTTGCCGCACATCGGCGCCTTACCTTTGGCTCCGCCGCAGCAATCCATTGCCAGCGCTGGGGCCGAGCCCATCACGACCATGGCAGCGGCCATCAGAATGAGCTTCTTCATGGAACTCTCCTCCTCGTTAATCCCTAGCTTACCAGCCCATGCAGCGTTGGCGGAAGTGGCCCATCGCTCCGCAGGTACCGATCACGGCAGAGATCTCGTTCGGCATCAACATCGGATGTGATGCGGGCCAAGCGCACGAGAACCATCCATCCCATCAGACCATGAGCCGCCGGGGACCCTGGGGGGTCCGGATCTATACGGGTGGTCGGGGCCCCAGTTGTCTCTAGCGCCAGGGTCGAATTTCTAGGTACGCACCCATGGCAGATGGCGTCTCGCAAAGGCAGTTGGCCAAGATCCTCGGTGTCTCCGAGGGGGCAGTAAGGAAAGCTGTTTCTTCAAATCGTATCAGTCGCTTACCCAACGGGAACATCGATCCGGTTGCGGCTCGCGAGGCCTGGGGCAGCACTACCGACCCCGTGCGTACCAGAGTGCGTACCAATGAGAAGGTACGCACTGGCGGTACGCACCAGTCAGCTGAGGTGCGTACCGCCGCAGATGCTCGTGAGGCTGTCACGCTTATCGCCCGCGTACTTGCCGAAGAGGGCATGCGTGACGATGGCAAGGGGATCGACTTTGGCAAAACGCGCACCGCCGAGCTGATCCTCAAAGCTCGGCAGCGTGACCTGGATCAATCGGAGCAGTCGGGGCGCCTTGTTGATCGTGAAGCTGCTGAAAAGCTCTTCTTCGACACCGCCCGTGATTTTCGTGACGCTTGGCTTGCCTGGCCAGCGCGGGTCGCGGTGGAGATGGCGGACGAACTGAAGATCGACCCTCGCGCGCTGACGACGATCCTGAACGCGCATGTCAAACAGCATCTCCAGGAGATCGGTGAACCTCCCGCCCGCTTCGAGTGACCTCGGAAGCCTCGCGGCGGCCTGGATCAAAGGCAAAACCCCAACGCCTGATCTGAACGTGGTCGAGTGGGCGGAGCGTCATCGCCGACTGAGCAAGGAATCATCGAACGGCGGTCGCTTCATCGTCTCCCGGGTCGAGGTGGCCCGTGGTCCGATGCTCGCGGCGACCGAGCCGGGCGTCAGCGTCATCACCCTGATGGCATGTACGCAGCTCCTCAAGACGACCGTGATCGAGAACATTCTCGGACGGTTCATGCACATCGACCCGTGCCCGATCCTGGTGGTCCAGCCGAAGGACGACGCAGCCGAGACCTTTTCGAAGGATCGGCTGGCGCCCATGATCCGGGACACTGAGGTCCTGAGGGAGATATTTGGGGACGCTAAGGCCAAGGATTCCGGGGCGACGCTGACGCACAAGCAGTTCCCCGGCGGGCACATCACCCTCGTTGGCTCGAACAGCCCAACCAACCTCGCGATGCGCCCCATCCGGCTGCTGACCTGCGATGAGATCGACAAGTACCCGCTCTCGGCCGGCGGCGAGGGATCGCCCATTGACCTCGCGGAAGAACGGCAGGCGGAGTTTAAGGCGAACAGCTTGTCGGTTCGGGCTTGCTCCCCGACTGTTGCTGGTCGCAGTGCGATCGAGGCCTCGTATGAGGAGAGCGATCAGCGCAGGGCGTTCGTAAAATGCCCGCACTGCCCGACTTGGCAGAGCCTGGAATGGGAGAGGGTCCGGTTCGAGAAGGATGAGGGCGGCAAGATCAACGCCTCTTCGGCCCGCATCGAATGCGTGAACTGCGAGAAGCCTTGGACCGAGTCGCAGCGCCTTGTGGCATTGCGCAAAATCGAGTGGCGGCAGACCCGGTCGTTCACCTGCTGTGGCGAAAATCAGTCTCCTGAGCGCTGGGCGCCCGAGGCCCACGGAGTCCGAAGGGCTTTGTGCATCCATTGCGGCACCGAGGCGGTGCCGAACGACCATGCTGGGTTCCAGGCCTCCAAGCTCTACGCGCCGAAGCAGACCATTCGCGAGACGGTGGCGAAATTCGCTCGGGCGCTACGGCGGGGACCGGAGGCGTTGCGGACATTCTTCAACACGCAGCTCGCGAGGACCTGGAAAGAAGGCGCTGATGCACCGGAATGGCAAGACGTTTACGGCCGACGTGACGGCGACCTGTCCGGGACGGTCTCTATTGCTGCTCTGGTTCTCTTCGCGGGGGTCGACGTCCAGAAAGACAGGCTTGAGGTAGGCGTCTGGGGGTTTGGCCGAAATCGGGAGCGCTGGCTGGTCGAGCATCGGGTCCTTCCCGGCGACACCAACCGCGCTGAGGTCTGGAACGACCTTGCTGCCATGTTTTCGGAGACCTGGGATCACGCAAGCGGCGCGGAGATCTCGGTTCGAGACTGGGGCATCGATTCCAGCGGCTTCACATCAGAGGTTTACGCCTTCGTCCGGTCCCAGGCCGGCCGGGGGAACGTCCACGCGGTCGACGGACAAGACAGCTACGCTGGCGCGTTCCTCGGCGTTGGCGCGAAGGATTCAACGCCCGCTGGAAAGAAGCTGCGCCGCGGGTTGAAGACGGTCAGGGTCGGCGTCTCGTTCGCAAAGCAAGAGCTGATGGGGTGCCTAGCACTTCAGCGGCCGGCCAAGGATCAGCCATTTCCGGCCGGCTTCGTGCACCTCCCGCAGGACGTCACTGAGGATCAGGTCAAGCAGCTGACGTCCGAAGAGCTGATCACTCACGTCTCCCGGGGAAGAACCCGGCGCGAATGGGTGCCGATCGGCGGTCGGCGCAACGAGGTGCTCGACTGCGCGAACTATGCTCGCGGCCTCGCAGCCATGCGCGGCTGGGACCGGTGGCGCGAGAGCCATTGGCGCGATCTCGAGGGGGTCCTCGGCATCGAGCGGGACCGAGCGGTCGCCATCGGCGATGGCGCCATCCCTTCCGAAGCTGCCGCCGCCATCTTGGCTGGCCAGCATAAGCGCGGGCGGCGCAGCGTCGTCCGCAGCCGGTTCATGAGGTAGCCAGCATGGCCGGATACACACAGAAGCAGATCGACAGCCTCAAGCAGGCCATTGGCTCGGGCGCTCTCACCGTCGATTATCCAGAGCGGGGCCGCATCACCTACCGCTCCCTGAGTGAGATGCGGCAGATCCTCGTCGACATGGAGAGGGACGTCGCATCGGCGACCCGCCCGGGCCGCACGAGAACCCGTCGCATCGTCATGACGTCCTCGGGCGGGTACTGAACGTGCGCGGAACCGCTCGGGTGAAAGGTCGCGGAAAGGCGACGCGGGTTTCGGCTCCAGCCACTGCCTCTGTGGACTTGTCCGGGGCGGTCGTGGGCTCGGAGGTCGGCCGAGAGGCCGCGCCGTATGATGCGGCGGGCGGCTTCGGACGCCGTTCGCGCGCGTGGCGAGTGGGGGGCTACGGTCCGAACACGGCGCTTGCCTATACGCTGGACGAGTTGCGCCGGAAGTCCCGCGATCAGGCCAGGAAAAATCCATACGCTCGGGCCGCCATTGATCGGCTGGTCACGAACATCGTCGGCACCGGGATCAAGCCGCAGAGCACGGCGGCGATCTCGACCGTCGGGATGACCAAGACCCAGACGAAGGCGGCGAACAAGGCCAGCGAGGAATTTCGCCAGGCTGTCACGCGCCTGTGGTGGGATTGGACGGATCAGGCCGATTCCATCGGTGCCCACGATTTCTATGGCCTCCAGGCCATCGCCGTCCGCGGAATGATTGAGGGCGGCGAGAGCTTTGTCCGGATGCGGCCCCGCCGGATTTCGGACGGGCTGGCCGTGCCGCTACAACTGCAGGTTCTTGAGGGCGACCACTGCGACGTCTTCAAGAACAATCCTGCCAATAACGTCCGGCAGGGAATCCAGTACAATGCGATCGGCGCGCGGACCGGCTATTACCTGTACCGGGAACACCCGGGCGACGGCATTCTCGGAAACTCGTCCGCCCTCAACCAGACGCTCGTCCAAGCGGCCGATATCTGCCACCTCTACCGGGCCATGCGGCCGGGCCAGGACCGCGGCGAGCCCTGGCTCGCCCCCGCGCTCCAGACGCTCTACGACCTCAACGGATACCTCAACGCCGAACTCGTTCGTAAGAAGAACTCGGCGATGTTCGTCGGATTCATCAAGCGTGTTGCCGACAGTGAATCGCCCCTCGGCGCGGACGATGCGGACGCCTCCGGCTCGGCAAGCCTAGCGTTCGAGCCTGGCACGCTGCAGGTGCTCGACGACGACGAAGACGTCACCTTCAGCGACCCGAAGGATGTTGGGCCCAACTTCGAGGCATTCGTCCGGCAGTCCCTGCGCGGCATCGCGACAGCAGCGGGCACGCTCTACGAGCTGTTGAGCGGCGACTACAGCCAGCTGAATGACCGCACGCTGCGTGCGGCGCTGAACGATTTTCGTCGAGCGGTCGAGGGCTGGCAGCACCATCACGTCGTCTTCCAGGTCTGCCGCCCGGTCTGGATCCGGTGGATCGACCTCGCGCTTCTGTCAGGGGCGCTCGTGCTCCCCGCAGGCATGCGGCGCCAGGATGCCTATGCGGTGAAATGGACCCCGCAGGCCTGGCCGTACATCCACCCGGTCCAGGACGTCGAGAGCAAGCAGATGGAGATCCGCGCCGGCTTCTCGACGCGGTCTCAGAAGGTCTCCGAGGGCGGCTACGACTCCGAGGCGATCGACGCCGAGAACGCCCAAGACAATGCCCGCGCCGATGCGCTTGGGCTGACCTACGCCAGCGACGGACGCCAGAAGGCCGGATCGGCCGGCGTCGCGGCCAGCGCGGGCGATCCTCCGGCAGCCGGAACCGCTCCGTCGGACTGAGCGCGGCCGCGAGCCACAAGACAACCGAAAGACTTGCCATGGATTATTGCTACGGCCCTGGCCGCAACCTCGTAGTCAATGGGGCGCTACTGCTTCACGGCATGGTGGGCGGCTCCTTCTGGGATGAGGGCTTCACCGCCTCCGACGTGGTGCACTCGCTGGCATCGCTCGGTCCGAACGCCGACGTGACGGTGCGGATCAATTCCAGCGGAGGCGTCGCTCACGAAGGGCTCGCCATCCACGCCGTTCTCACCGCGCACAAGGGCAAGGTCACCACGGTGGTTGAGGGCCTCGCGGCCTCCGCCGCCTCCATCATCGTTCAGGCGGGCGCAGAGCGTGTCATGGCGGCCGGGTCCATGATGATGGTCCACGACGCCTCGGTCGCCACGCATGGCGATGCGGCCGAGCACGACAAGAGCAAGGCTTACCTCGAAGTCGTGTGCGCGAGCATGGCTACGATCTACACCGCCGCGACCGGACGCCCGATCGAGGATATCCGCGCTGAGATGTCGGCGGAGACCTGGCTGACCGCCGAGGATGCCGTGTCCGAAGGCTACGCCGATCGCGTCGGCGCGGCCAACACCAACGAACCCGCCCCCTTTCCGTTTCGCGCCTACGCCCATGCTCCGCAGCGCCTTGTGGCGATGGCGGACGCGAAGGGGTGGTCGAAGCGCCCCCTTCCCGCTGCAGCGGCAACCGCAGCTGCCCTTTCCCCCCGCCACCAGGAGCATTTCATGGCGACACCTCCGGCGGGCAACGGTCCCGCCATCCCCCCGAACCCGAGCGCGGCTCTGGCCGCTACCGTCGACGGCGCCAAGCCTGCCGCGAACTCCACGAGCATGTCTCGCGCCGACGCTTCCGAAATCGTGACCCTCTGCGTGGCAGGCGGGGTCCCGGCCATGGCGGCAAACCTCATCGCCGAAGGCGCGACCGTGGCACAGGCCAAGGACCGCATCGACGCTGCCGGGGAGATCAAGAACCGCGTCGCGCTCGCGCGCCGTGTCAATCCGGACATCCCTGAGGGGATTACGGCCGAACTCATTGGGGGCGGAAAGACCATCGAACAGGCGGTCGCCGCTCTCTTTGACAAGCTCGTCGCAAGGGATGAGGCGACCGCCGTCTCGTCCCATCACACTGCGGAGAAGCCCCCGGCAGTCGCCGGACCAGAAGCCGCCAAGTCCAACATGCGCGCTCAGCTTGAGCGCTCTGGCCTCGTGAAGAAGGGAGCCTGATCATGGCTACGACTCTGAACAGCCCCGTCTACGTGAGCGACTGGCTCAAGTACGAGGCGGGATCCTACTACTCGCGCGGCACCGGCATTGTCGCCGCCGGTTCGGGCATCCTCGCCTCCGGCACCGTGCTCGCCAAGGTGACCGCCACCGGCAAGTACGTTCCGGCCGCTGCCGCCGGATCGGACGGTTCGCAGACCGCAACGGCGATCCTCGTGGCGCCGGTCGATGCCACGTCCGCCGACGCGCCGTGCGTCGTCGTCGAAAGCCATGCCCTGGTCAGCCATGCAGGCCTGACCTGGGGATCCACCATCAATGATGCGACGAAGCGCGCGGCGGCCATCGGCCAGCTGCGCACCGTGGGCATCAAGGTTCGTGAAGGAGCCTGAGACATGCCCGATATCATCCTCGACATCATCAACAACGCTGCGTTCTCGGCGAGCTCGCTGACGGACAGCGTCAACGTCGTCCCGAACAGCTACGGGCGTCTGAACGAACTCGGCCTGTTCAACGATGAGCCGATCGCCACCACGTCGGTGACCATCGACATCCGCAACGGCGTGCTCAACCTTCTGCCGACGCGGCAGCGCGGCGCGCCGGCCACTCTCGGCACGCCCGAGCGCGCCCGGCTGAAGGCGTTCCTCGTTCCGCACATCCCGCACGACGACAGTGTGCTGGCGCTCGACGTGCAGAACATGCTGATGCGGGCGGGAGGCGGTGGCGTCGCTTCGGCGGCGGGCCTGGAAACGGTGCTCGGCATGGTCAACCGCAAGCTGATCACCATGCGGCGCAAGCACGCGATCACCCTGGAGAGCCTGCGCGTCAGTGCCATCGCGGGCGTGATCCGGGACTACGACGGCTCGCCGCTGATCAACCTCTTCACCGAGTTCGGCATCACCCAGAAGGCCGTTGACTTCGCTCTCGGCACGGCGGGCACCGACGTCGGCAGCAAGTGCCGCGAGGTCTCGGGGTACATTGAGGACAATCTGCTCGGCGATACCATGACCAGCGTTCATGCGCTGGCCTCGCCGTCCTGGTTCGACCGCTTCGTCACGCACGCCAGCGTGAAGGAAGCGTACAAGTACTTTGTCGCCACCCAGAACCCGCTGCGCAACGACCTGCGCAAGGGCTTCACCTTCCAGAACATCACGTTCGAGGAGTACCGGGGTCAGGCGACCAAGCTCAACGAGGACGGCTCCACGACCGTCCAGCGTTTCATCCCGGACGGCGACGTGCGGTTCTTCCCGATCGGCACCGGCGACACCTTCACGAACTACTGGGCGCCCCCGGACCACATCGACGAGACCAACATCGCTCCCAACCTCGACGATCAGGTCTTCGTTGCCCCTCTCGAGCGAGCGAAGTTCGGCAAGGGGATCGACATCCACACGGAATCGAACCCGCTCCCGCTCGTGAAGCGCCCCGCAACCCTGGTCCGCGGCTTCTCCAGCAACTGAGGCGCGGCCTCGCGACCATGAAGATACAAGCGGGCGCGCTCAATGTGCCCGCTTGGTCCTGTTTCACCATTCAGAGGAGGCGGACATGCGTCTGCGCGAGAAGGGCAAGAAGGACGGCGAGGTGATCAATCTCGGCTGGGATGAGGCGCAGGCCGCGCTTCTCGCCGGCACCCACGTCTCCGCCGAGGGGGAAGGTGGAGACGGCGATCGCGGTCCGGACGTGACTGCCGCTCAATCGCCCAAGCCCGGCTCCGAGCCGGCTGAGGAAGAGGATCCGGACGCGAAACGTTCCGGACGTCGGTCATAGCCGGTGGGCGCATTCGATCTGGTCGTCAACGGCATCTTCGACGACCCCAACTTCGCAAGTGATGTGATCTGGCGCTGGCAGGGAGAGATCCCCGGCGTGCCGGCGCGCGTCATTCGGAAGGTCCCCGAGGCCATCGTCGGCCTTGGGGACAACCGGTATGATCTGCCGGCACTCCTCATTGATGTGCGACTGTCCGAGGTCGCCGATCCGCAGCCGGGGGATCTGATCCAGTTCGTCGATGAGGATAACCGCGTCGCGGAGATCACAAACCTCGGCAAAATCGACAGCCAAGGACTCGTCCGCACCTGCGAGGCTCGGTACGACGAGGATGACCGCTTCCCGTCATCCGGGGGCTGACCCGGCATGAGATACAAGGCCACGGTCCCCGACATTCGGCAGGCACTGTCAGGTGCGGAGGTCCAGATCGCCAAGTCGGTCACGGCCGGCATGAAGCAGGTAACCGAGGGCCTGAAGCAGGATCTGCGCGACGACGTCACGTCGTCCGGCCTCGGCCAGCGCCTCGCGAATACCTGGAGGGGTCAGACCTTCCCGAAGACCGGCGAGAGCGTCGATGCCGCCGCCTATGTCAGCACGAACGCCCCGAAGCTGATCGACGCGTTCGACCGCGGCGCGACCATCGTCGCCAGCGGCCGGAAATACCTCGCCATTCCGACGCCCGAAGCCGGCGTGCGCCAGATCTCGAAGCGCCGCACCAAGGGCTCGACCGACAACACCCTGAGCCCGGCATCCTGGGAGCGGGAGACGGGCGTCAAGCTGCGCTTCATCCCGACCCGCACCGGTGGCGTGCTCGTCGCCGACGCCTTCTACCGGCGCCAGGCGAGACGCTACCAGGGCCGTAAGTCCTTTCGTGCGATTAAGGAGAGCGGCCCCGAGAAGGGGCGTCAGTTCGTCGTGATCTTCGTGCTCGTGAAGCAGGTGAAGCTTCGGAAGCGCTTCGACATCGACGCCACCGCCAAGCGCTGGGCCGACCGGATCCCGAGCGCCATCGCCAGCAACTGGCAGGCCTGAAGCCAGCCTATCCATGGAGGGGAGCGCGATGATGCGACGTGTCGCTCTGTCGATCCTTGCCCTGGCCGTCCTGTTCGGCGGCGCTTCAGCCGAGGCTCCGCCGCCGATCGCGCCCGGCGTTCCCGTGAGCGTCACGCTCCAGCCTGTCGCGATCTACGACAAGGATGGGAAGCTGGCCGGTTCGCCGGAGGCGCCGACCTCGACCATCCAGACGCCGTTCGTCCGCTCCGGCACGGGCGATCCAATCATCTTCAGCGGTATCACGACCACGGCGAAGCAGTTCGCCATCGCGAAGCCGGCCGACGCCACCTCCTATCGCTTCGTGAACCCGTGCAACGTCGATGTCCGGATCCGGAAGGTGTCGAGCCTGTCGGAGAGCGTGACGCTGACAACCGGCACACGGTTCCTGGCGCGCTCCTCGGAGACGCTGGGCACGAGCCAACCGACGTTCGTCTCCATCATCGCGACCGCCGCGCCGACCGGTGAATGCGCCCCTGAACTCCAGTATGGGCGAGGCGGCTGATGTTGACTCAAACCCAGATTACGAGCCGGCTGGCCCCCGTTTTCGTGCTCGTGATTGTGCTGGGTTATGGCGCCGCTCGCCTGGGCCACCCCAACGCCCATTGGTTCTACTGCGGCATGCTGAGGGCTTGCTGATGCGTATCCTCTGGCTTCTCGCCTGCCTCTCCACCAGCCTGATCTCACCGGCCGAGAGTAATCTGCGCTCTGCCAGCCCAATGATGGGCGACGGTGTACAGCGTACCGGTCCTGCTGGCCCTCCCGGCCTTCAGGGTGAACCCGGCGCTGTTGGGCCGCAGGGCAATCCTGGCCCGTCAGGCGTTGCAGGTCCAAAGGGCGAAACTGGCGCTACGGGAAGCGCAGGCCCCCAAGGACTGACAGGGGCGAAAGGCGATGCGGGAGCGGTTGGTCGTCCTGGTGATAGTGGTAGTGCCGGTCCTGTCGGCCCTGCAGGAGCTACTGGCGCAACGGGGAGTGTCGGCCCCGCTGGTCCTGCCGGTCCAACTGGTGCTGTTGGCCCTAGCGGCAGCGCTGGCCCTCAAGGTCCGACCGGACTTCAAGGACTACAAGGACCGGTAGGCCCCGCCGGCACCCCGAAGCGCATCGAGCGATATACCGTCCAGAGCAACACCAGCGCTGTCGCCACCTTCACGTGGCCGGCATGCGGCTCAACGCCCGACGTCGACATCATCCCCACGTGGTCAGGCGATCAGATGATCGTCGGCGGCGTGACGGCGCAAACCCTTTCGGGCGCCACGGTTGCGGCGAAGCGGTCTCGGATCACGGTTCTCGCGGGGCTGCCCTTCGAGCCTGCGCCCTCCACCGCCGTCACCGTCCGCGTGATCTGCAACTGATGGCCGACGTTTTCAACTTCGACGTCTTTCGCGGATCAAACCTCCCCGTTGTCACGTGGGAGCTCTACGACGAGGAGGACGCGCCGATGCTGCTTGCGGGTCAGCAGTTCGTTCTCAGCGTCCGGTGGCAGGATGGTGGCCTTCAGAAGCGCAGCGCCGATGCGGATGGGCTTAACGTCAATATCGAGCAATCGCAGGTCACGTGGACGCCAAGTCTCGCCGAAAGTCGCATGATCCCTCTCGGACGCAGGTCTCGCTACGAACTCGAGTGCCGCACCGGGGACCTGCAGTTCGTCGTCGTTACCGGGTCCATCGTGGGGATCGGCGGCCTCAATAGCGACGACTGACGACTTAGCGGCGGTCGCCCTCTACCCTCAAATCAAGGAGATGAACCGTGGCGGGATTTTCCGATTACGTCGAGAACGCTGCATTGAATTGGCTGAGAGGCACCGCAATGCCGACTGCCCCGGCCGGCATGTTCGTCGGGCTATTCTCGTCAGACCCGACCGATGCGAATACTGGCGGAACAGAGGTCACCACCACTATCCGCGCGGCCGGCCGCCCCAGCGCTACCTTCGGCGCTCCGAACGCCGCCGGCACGATCGCCAACACCGCCCTCATCGACTTCAGCAACGCGGCGGCGGCGGCGACCGTCAGTCACTACGCTGTGTTCGACGCGGCGAGCGGCGGCAACAAGCTTTTCTCCGGCGCGCTGACCGCCTCGAAGTCGGTCTCGACCGGCGACCCGGTCAGCTTCGCCATCGGCGCACTGACCCTGACTTCGGACTGATCTTTTCCGATGGCTGCCCTCTCCACGCATCGCGTACAGGTCCGGCTAGGCCCTGTCGTTCGACGGGTGCGAGTGCCGGCCATCCCTCGGGTGGCGATCGGGCAACTGGCCGCAGCAGCGCTGAGCCTTAGCCTCTCCGCCGGCGCGCTTTCGGTCGTGTCGCAAATTGCGGGCGCGGGCGCGGCTTACTCTCAAGGAAGCGGGGCTCTTTCCATAGGCCGGCCGCTCTCGTCAGCCGGGAACGCATCTGCATCGTCGTCTGGCGATCTTTTCGTCGTTCGAGGCCTCTCTGCCTTCACCACCGCACCGGTTCAGACCGTCGCCACTCTTCAGGTCGCCGGAGGGCTTAGCGGCGCATCGGCGGCAACCTCGCAGGCGAGCGGCGCGCTGACTATTCAGCGTAATTTTATCGCCACAGAGAACGCTACGAGCGCGTCGGCAGGTGCCATCTCGGTAACTGCCAGCATCACCGCTTCGTCGGCAGCACAATCCCTCTCAGCGGGCTTGCTTACGGTTCAGAAGCAGGTCGCGGCTTCGACCTCAGCCCCGTCTGAGGCAGGAGCAACTCTTACCGTCTCGAAGGGCTTCGACGCAGCGGGTGTATCGGCCTCGGCTACGACTGGAGCGCTCTCTGTCGGCAACGCCCTGTCGGCAACGACTTTGGCGCTTTCGGTCCCAGCCGGTGCGTTGAACGTTGTGCGCGGGCTCGCAGCGGCGTCGAGCGCCCCAAGCACCGCCACAGCGGTCCTGAGTGCCGGCGGTGGCGAGGACGCGGACGCAGCGGCCTACCTCAACGCACAGACCACGCCGCCCAGCAGCACTGAGCGGTCCCTGGTCAACACGCTCGTGAAGGGCCTTAAGACTGACGGGATCTGGATCAAGCTCGACCGTCTCTCGCTGCTTGCGGCGGAAACAGCGCAGGCGGCTCGGCTCTGCTTGCGGAACCCGACGAAATCGGTGGTGGCGACAAACCTGCCGGCATTCACAGCGAACCGCGGCTATATGGGCGACGCGACGTCGGCCTTCCTCGACCTCGGCGAGCCTTTCGCCTTCGCGGGCGCCAACTTCGTGCTCGACAGCGCCTCCATCTTTTACGTGTGCAACCTCGGATCGGCGACCGTCGGCCTACAGGGGCACATTGGCAGCACGGGCGCGCTGCGCGCCGGTATCTCAGCCAGAAACAACGCGGGCAACAACACCTTCGCCATCGGCGACAGCACGGCGTCGGCCTATGCAGGGACAGGCGCCCGAACCGGCTTCCGCTGCGCCAGTCGCGTCGAGAGCACCACGAAGCGCATCTACAACGCGGACGGTTTGGTCACGTCGCTGGCGGTCACCTCAACGTCCGTCTCAGCGACCAACGGATGCGCGCTGCGCTCCACGGCTTCGTACTCGGACGACCGCCTGGCCGTCCTCGGTTCGGGCGGCGGCCTGACGGCGGCAGAGATCGCCAACCTGAACACCCGCCTCAACACCTACCTCACCGCTAAGGGAGCTGCCTGATGGCCGATCTGATGCCGTTCTACGTGATGAATGAGTTGCAGGCTGCTCGCTTCCGCGAACTGACCGCGAGCGACGAGAACCGCCTAGACCCGCGCAGGGTCGAGGCCGGCCAGTATGCCGGGAAGTACGTGCTGCCGAAGCGTATCCGACAGGCCACTGAGTTTGAGGCGCATTGGGACGCCCTCGACATGCTGGCTGAGGTCGCGATTGACCGCGAAGTGGCATGGCCTCCGACCGAAGAAGAGATGGCCGCGCGCCGGGCGGCCAACGCGTAGATTGCTTCGCCGCGCAATATGTTATGTGTGCCGAGTTGCAGAACTCGGCGAGGCAGAATGGCGCACCAAAACCGAATGCCGGCGATTGACGGCCTGCGGGGGCTCGCTGCTCTGGCGGTGGTCCTCTATCACTATGAGGGCGTAGCGTTTGGAACACCCCGTCATGACCGAGTCTTCAAGCTAGGTGAACTGGGTGTCGAGCTGTTCTTCATCATTAGCGGGTTCGTTATTCTCCTCTCGCTGGATAAAGGGCAGTCTGTTCGGCAGTTCGCCTTTAGCCGTTTTATGCGACTGTACCCCGCATATTGGTTTTCTTTGATACCTGCTGCGGCTGCACTTCTAGCCCTAGGAAAATTCAAACTTACCGCTTTTGTCGTCAACGTGACGATGTTTCAGAGCTTCGTAGGCGTCCGTGATGCGGTCGAGCCGTATTGGACGCTTGGCTACGAATTGTGGTTCTATGTCGCGATAGGTTTCGTCGTATTGCTCGGTCGCCTTGAGTACATTTCCCGAATTGCTCTGGCTTGGTTATCTGCGTGCGTGATGTTGCGCGTCGGGCATGATTTTATTGAGTGGGGGACTATCGTTCGGTACTGGGACCCGATCGTGAAACTCTTTCGGCCGGACTATGTGCAGTTNCGTGATGTTGCGCGTCGGGCATGATTTTATTGAGTGGGGGACTATCGTTCGGTACTGGGACCCGATCGTGAAACTCTTTCGGCCGGACTATGTGCAGTTTTTCATAGCCGGGATTTCCATTTGTCAAATTGTGAGGGGCCGGGACGTCGCCGTCTCTTGGGTAACGCTGACGATTGCGACCCTCTACACGGCATTCGGACATGTCGGTGGAACCCCGCCCGCAATCTACCTTGGAATTACCGCTGTATTCGTCGCAGCGGTTCTGCTCGCAGCTACGGGTCGCGCACCCTGGCTCGAAAGCCGCTCTTTCGTGGCGCTCGGCGCGTGGTCGTATTCGATCTACCTGCTCCATCTGCCGCTCGCGCGCCTCCTCGCATTAGCGGCAGAGATAGTCGGGCTTAGACCCATCGTGGGGGTCGTCCTCGCCGTTCCGGTTTGTATCGCGATGGCGGCTGTCGCCTCACGGTGGATTGAGCGACCCGCTCTCGCATGGGGCCGAAACGTAAGGCAGCAGAGATTTGCGGCCGTTCAACCGTGATTCGTCTCGCTCGGGGTCGATGGTTCCTGATCACGGGCACGGCGATAGCCGTGGCAGGCATCACATGGGCAATTGGGCCGGAGCTGCTTGATAGAGGCCGCCCGATCATCATGCTTGGTGACTCGCTCACCGAGCAAGGCAACTGGGCACGTCGGTTCTTCCCACTCGATGTGCGCAATCGCGGCGTGGGTGGTGAAGGTGCCGGAGATTTATTGCGTCGCCTGGATCACGTCATTGAGGAGCGCCCAGCTGCCGTTTTCCTCATGGTAGGAGTGAACGACTTGAAGTCAGGGGCATCGCCAGAGGCCACGATGCAGGCCATCAGCGCGATATCTTCCCGACTGCGTGACGCAGGAATCCCAGTGGTCTTCCAAAGTACGGTTTCTGTNGGGGCATCGCCAGAGGCCACGATGCAGGCCATCAGCGCGATATCTTCCCGACTGCGTGACGCAGGAATCCCAGTGGTCTTCCAAAGTACGGTTTCTGTTAACCCGGCGCGTCGCCCCGACATCAATGCGATGATCTTCGACCTTAACTCGCGCATCCAGGTGTTAGCGCAACAGGGTCAGGCACCCTTCTATGACTTGAACCGAGAGCTTGCACCTAAAGGCCAACTCGCGGACGAGATGACGAGGGACGGCCTGCATCTNGACGACGATCTTGCCTACTCGCGCATCCAGGTGTTAGCGCAACAGGGTCAGGCACCCTTCTATGACTTGAACCGAGAGCTTGCACCTAAAGGCCAACTCGCGGACGAGATGACGAGGGACGGCCTGCATCTAACAAGCGCAGGCTATGCGATCTGGGCACACGCAATTGATTCCTGCATCAGAGAAATTTCGTCGGGTCGGTCGATCCAGTCTTGTGGGGACTTTTAAGCAAGTAGAGCAGCTTGAACGCGCCCTCGGCGAACTAGTTCTGGAAGCGATTTTCCTGGCCGAATGTGGCTTGGTTCGGCGGTGTTATCCCCTGCCACCCTTCGTTTCCCTGGTGAGCGAGACCCCGGCGCCGGACCAGTGCGGCGCCGCCGTGACGACCATCCAATCATGACCCGTCAAATGCGCATCAATGAGTTCGGGTGACCTAAAATGCCGAGCAAGCGCGAGCAGGTGATCCAAGCAGTCGCAGCGCTGCTGAAGGCCGCCATTCCTGCGGCAAATCAATATCGGAATGAGGTCAAGCAGCGTCCGATTTCATCCGGCGGCTACGTCAACGTCGATGACGGCGACCCGGGCGAGCCTGACGTTACGCTCAACCCGACCACCTGGATCTACGAGCACGAGATCCCGCTCGAGTTCGCGGCCAATGCGACCGCCACCGTCTCCGCCGAGGTCCGCCTCGACCGGATGCTGCAGGCTGTCGGCGCCGCCGTGGCTGCAGACCGGACGCTCGGCGGCCTCTGCGATTACGTGATGGTCCAGGCGGCCGTTACCGAGCCCCTTACCGCAGACGGCGCTCCCGTCTCCCGGTCCGCCCTCGTCGGCCTCGTCGCCGTCTACGGCACCACCGATCCCCTGAACTGATCCGACCCGAGGAGACGACCATGGCTAGAGCCCGCGGCGCGAACGCCATCATGACGGCTGCGTTCGAGACCACCTACGGAACCCCGCCGACCACGGGCTACCGCAAGCTGCCCTTCGTCTCGTCGAACCTCGGCGAGGAGCAGGGCCTGATCCCGGACGACCTTCTCGGCTACGGTCGCGAATCCCTGCCGCCGACGCGCGACGTCATCAACAACGACGGCGACGTCGTGGTGCCGGTCGACCTGCGCAATTTCGGCAACTGGCTCCGGCTGATGATGGGCGAGCCCGTCACCACGGCCGCCGGTGCGGTCAACACGCACGTGTTCTCATCCGGCAAGCGCGACCTGCCGTCGGCCACGATCGAGGTCGGCCTTCCCGAGGTCCCGAGCTACGGCCAGAACTTCGGCGTCCGCGGCAACACCATGCGCGTCCAGATGCAGCGCTCTGGCCTGCTCACGGCAACGCTCGGCCTCATCGCGCAGGGCGAGAAGAAGCTTGGCTCCTCCGGATCCGGCACGCCGCTCGAAGCCTCGGTCGAGCGCTTCTCACCGTTCCAGGGCAGCATCACCCGCGACGGCGTCGCGCTCGCCTCCGTCGTCTCTGCCGAGTTCACCTACTCGAACAACCTCGACAAGGTGGAGGTCATTCGGAACGACGGCCGCATCGAGGACGCCGACCCCGGCATGGTCACCATGACCGGCTCCATCGTGACCCGGTTCGCGAACACCCTCCTCCTCGACCAAGCCACTTCCGGTGAGCCGGTGGAGCTGACCTTCGGCTGGGTCACGGACGCCGCTCGCTCGCTCATCATCAAGGCGCACGCCGTTTACCTGCCGCGCGCCAAGACGCCCGTCACCGGTCCCGCTGGTGTCCAGGCCACTTTCGCCTTCCAGGCGGCCAAGGACATGACGCTCGGCAAGTCCGTCACCGCGACGCTGGTGAACAACGTCACTGCCTACACCGGCTGACGTCGCCTCGCCCGATTCCTCTCGCACCTCTGGTCAGTCCCACATGCTGAAGCTGAAACCCGCCGCCACCGACCTCGCGTGGCTCGATCTCCTCCCCGGCGTGCGTGTCCGCGTGAAGCCGATCAGCGTCGCGATGGTGCTGATCGGCCGCGACGAAGCGGGCAAGGTGTTCGCGGATAACCGAGTGGCGTCAGAAGCGGATGCCGAGGCCGGCAACCCGAATGTCGGGACGCATGCCGGTATCGCCCTCGTTCGGTCCCTGGCCCATGCCGGGATCGTCGAGTGGGAGGGTGTTGGCGACGCCGACGGCAACCTCGCCCCGGTCACACCGGAGAACGTCGATCTCCTCCTCGACGAATGGCGGGCCTACGACGCCCTCGACCGCCTTTATGTCGGCCCCGCTCTGGATCGAGGGGCGGAAAAAAACGCCTGAAGGCCCTCGCCGAGTGGCATTTTGCCGACGAGGGTCAGGAATACTGCGCCGCCTGCGGCGTCCAATGCGAGGCGTGCCCCTACACCGAGAACGCGCCCCAGACTGCTGACGGAATCAGTGCCTGGGCGGTCATTAGAGCCTGCGGCGCCCAGGTCCGGTACGGCAAAAATGCGCCGTACGGCCTCGACTATGGGTCCGTCCTCATGATGGCGGATGCCATGGGCGCGAAGTCTGCCCTACTAGCCGAGGCGCTGCCGGCCATTGAGGCAATCATGATGGGCGCATATCGAGACAGGGCAGAGCGGGAAGACTAGCGGCGCTTTACGCATTCATATGCCTCCTCCCAATTGACCATTCCCTGTATAATGTAATTCATCTCAATACATCTATTAATCGCCTCTTTATATTCGGGATCATCCGATCCGGAAGACAATACTTGCAGGCCAACCATCCCGACCACGCTGTCTTTCTTGCATTCTGAAAAATTTTCAGGAGAACCCTTTGATTGCAGGCGGCAAAACTTATCAATATTGCGGTCTGCTTCGGTAACTCCTCGCTTGTCTGCAAGAGCGACAGAACAAGTTGCAACGAAAAAAAAGTCCGATAGCCAAATGCGTGCGTTTCATTCTGATCTCTTCGAGCGGGAGGCGTGATGACCCAATCTGTCGCAATCCGCCTCGGTGTCGAGGGTGGCGCTGAAGTCAAGCGCGAGTTTGGCGACGTGGGCGCCGCTGGAAAGCAGGCGTTCGACGGCGTGGTCGTGTCGATGGACAGAGCCGGCACCGCCTCAGATCGACAGGTTCAGCGGTTCCAGCGCCTCGCGCAAGCCGCCAAGGAAGCAGAGGCTGCCGGAAGGGCGCAGAGCAGCATCAATTCGCTTCTCGGCGTTGAGGCCGGGCCCAGCACGTCGGCGCGTAGTTCGGCTGGCGTGTTCGAGCAGCAACTTCGGGCCGCTGAGGAAGCGGAGCGCCGCAACGCGGCCATCGCCGAGGCTCGCGCCGCCCAGTTCGCGACGACGACCCAGGCGAACCTCTCGTCGATCTACGGCATCGGCGCCACGCCATCGAAATCCGCTCGTGCGTCGGCCGATGTGTTCGAGGAAGCCGCGCGCGCTGCCGACGAAGAGGAGCGCCGCGCCGCCGCCCTTTGGGATGCTCGTGCCGCTCAGATGGCTGCTACCAATCAGGCGAACGTCTCGGCCGCCTATGGCGTGAACGCCGCTCCGGTGAAGTCTGCCCGCGCATCGGCCGAGGTGTTCGAGGAGGCAGCACGCGCGCAGGAAGACCTGGAGAAGCGGGCCAGCGCTCTTCGTGAGGTCATCGACCCTCTCGGTGCCGCGCAGCTTCGCATGAACGCAGCGGTCGCCAATGCGGACGAATTGCTGGCGAAGGGGTCGATCCGGGTCAACGAGCATACCGCCGCTGTGGCGAAGGCTCGGACGACCTACGACGAGCTCGCCAAAAGCGCTGATCGTCAGCGCGCCGGCGGCCTGCGGGCGGATCAGCTGCAGAACGTAACCTATCAGGTCTCGGACGTGGTCGCCTCCGCCGCCAGCGGGGCGTCACCGCTGACCATCCTTATGCAGCAGGGCCCGCAGCTGGCCCAGATCCTTGGCCCCGGTCAGGGCGTCGGTGGCATGATCGCCGGCATCGGCGAGGCGATCGGAAAGCTCGTCACGCCGCTCACTGCGACGGCCGGCGTCATTGCTACCATCGGCGGCACGCTCGCCTACGCCTACAGCACCTATTCGGCGGGACAGCGGGAGGCTCAGGTCTCGCTGAACGGTATAGGTCGTCTCAGCGGTGCCACTGTCGCGCAGATGAACGCCACGGCTGAGGCGTCGGCGCGTCAGGGCGAGGTGTCGATCGCATCTGCCCGCGAGATGGCCGGCGTCTACGCCTCCACCGGTCGCATCGCGCCGCAGTTCTTCGGCGACCTGATCAAGATCCAGCGCGATTACGCCGCCACGACGAAACAGGAAATCCCCGACGCAACCCGCGAACTGGCCGGCGCTCTTGCGAACGTCGCCACCGGTGTCGACACACTGGAGGCGAAGCTCGGTCCGCTCGGCGGCGGCGCGGGCGATATGGCGAAGAAGCTGGCCGCGGCGGGCGACCAGACCGGAGCCGTCAAGGTCGTTCTCGACGCGCTGCCGGCGACGCTGACCAAGGCTTCGACCCAGATGGGCGACCTCTCGCGCGAGTGGGAGCGGACGAAGCAGGGCTTCTCCGACAACATCAACTTCATCGGCAAGGCCTTGTTCGGCGAGGGCACCGATACGTTCGAGAAGCGGATCGCGGACGCGCAGGCCCGACTGAACGAGCTCGAAGCCTCGCGCTCGAAGTACGGCAATCGCTCAAACTCCTACCTCTACGAGGCCGAGGCGACCCGGCAGCGCAAAGTGGTTTCCGATCTGCAGACCCAGGCGGACACCGCCCGCAATGCTCCGGCGCGCGCCCAGGCCGACGAGATTGCGAACCAGACCAGCCGCGCCACGAAGCTCGTCAACCCCGAGCTTGCCAGCATCGAGGCGCTCGAAGCGGTCCGGGATCGGATCGGTAAAGGCCTGTCCACGGTTCTGCTCAGCCCAGACCCCAAGGTCAACGCTGGCGCGCAGGAGGCGCTCGAAACCTACAAGGCCCTCGATGCCCAGGTCGTCGAACTGCGCGCAAACCTGGCGAAGGGTGGCGACGCAGCTGCGTCCGCGCTGAAGCAGGCCGATTTCGCGAAGTCGACGGCCGACCTACAGGGCTATTCCCTCGCCGTCGCGCAGGTGAACCATCAGTACGATCAGCTCGTCGATCAGGCTCGGAAGGCGGGCGATGCCGGCCGGCGCACGGTGTCGATCGAGACGCTCAACGAGGCGCGCACCTCTGCGTTGGCTGCCCTCGCCGCACAGAACCGCCAGGCGGTCCTTCGCTCGACGGCCATTCCGAATGATGCCGTCGCGACCACCATCATGGCCGAGAGCAGGGGCAACAATAACGCGAAGAACCCAGACTCGTCGGCGCTCGGAGCGGGCCAGTTCATCAAGAGTACGTTCGTCAATCTCTATCGGCAGTACGATTCCGAGGCAGCCGCCGAGATCGATGCATCCAGCGCGAACCGAAAGGAGGCAGACGAGCGGATCGCACGGCTGAGGACCGACAAGGCGATCAATGAGAAGTACGTCGCAATCTACCTTCAGGAGATCACCAATTCACTGCTGAAGTCGGGCATCGAGGCTTCTCAGCGTAACGTGCAGCTCGGCTACTTCCTCGGCCCGGAAGGCGCCAAGCGCATGCTCCGCGCGGACCCCTCGGCCAATGCCGCCTCTATCGATCCCGCAGCCGCGGCGTCGAACCAGCGCGTCTTCAAGAACGGGAACGCCACGGTCCAGGACATCCTGGACTATGGCCAGTCCCGCGTGACAGGAAACAACGCTCCCGCCCGGGCATCGAACGAGCGTGTCATCGCCATGCGCGCTGAAACCGCTGCCTACGACCAGAGCGCGTCCCGCCAGGAGTACCTTCGGGCGGTCCAAGAGCAGTTGAACGCCGCTCGTGAGAATGGCGAAGAGATCGGAATAAGGTTCAAGACCGCTGAGGAATTACTGGCAGCCAAGTCTAAGGATCTGACGGCGGAACTGCTGGCTCAGCGCTCGGCATATCAATCCGTCGCGGACGCTCGTCAGACCGCGGCCTCCTCCGCCCTCTCGTCGCGGTTCGAGCGCGATACCGCGAACGCCTATAGCGCGCTCGGTCGGACCCCCGAAGAGCAGTCCGCCTACATGGGCGCGCGCAGCTACGCCGAGGAAGGCACCAAGGAGTTCGAGACCTATCGCGACCGCCTGCGGGACATCCAGCGTTTGTCGGAGACCAAGAGCGCGACGGGCGGGTTCCTGAAGGATCTCAAGAACGATCTTTCGCAGGGCGCATCCCTGACCACCGCCATGTCGAACGCCCTAGGCCGTCTGGCCTCGCGCTTGTCCGACAAGGTGCTTGATAGCGCGGTCTCGATGATGTTCGCCGGGTCGAGCAAGGACGGCGGCTCAATCGGCACCTTCCTGTCGAGCATCCTGCCCAAGTACGCCACCGGCATGACGCCGGCCGGCGTGGTCTACGGGCCCGGCGCCGGCACATCCGACAGCATCCTGGCGATGATCTCGAACGGCGAGTCGATCGTCAACGCGGATGCGACCCGGCGCTTCGGCCCGGTCATCAAGGCGATGAACGAGAACCGCCTGCCGCGGTTTGCCGCCGGCTACGTGCCGAAGTTCGATGGCCCGGCCAACTCGAACGCGCCGCAGCCTCTCGACGTGCGGATCGTCAACCAGTTCGAGGACGCCCGGGTCGAGAAGCGCCAGGTGCCCGACGGGCGTGGTGGCCAGCGGGATGAGATCGTCATCCGTGAGGCATTCGTTCGGGGCGCGAGCACCCGTCAAGGGCAGCAAGCCATGAACCAGCCGAGGGTCGCTACTCGATGATCCCCGTCTGGCCCGCATCGCTTCCTCAGCGCGTTCTCGCCGAGGGGTTCAACGAGGGACTCCGCGAAGGCCGGTTGCAGACCGCGCCCGAGCGGGGCGTCCCGAAGCTGCGCCGCGGCTCGTCGGCCGTCGGCAAGCCGATCCTGCAGTCGATCAAGATCGACGCCGAGCAGTTCACCACTCTCGAGCGCTTCTGGGACGTCGATACCGGTGGTGGTGTCCGCCCGTTCTGGTTTCCTGACCAGACCCGTGGCGGCATCCCGATCCTGACGACGGCCGGCGAGCCGATCCTGACGGCAAACGGCGCGGCCTTGCTGAACTCCAAGTGGTGGCTGGTTCAGTTCGGCGGCACCGCTCCCAGCGCCGGCACCCGCTCGCGCGGCATGTCCTTCGTCGTCCCGGTCCCTATGACGGTGCTGTACTCATGGGCCGCCTGATCTCGCTGAACGCCCGCCAGGCGATGAACGCCTCGGCGACCGACGACGGGCCGGTGATGCTGATCAAGATCACGCACGCCACCCTGCCGGCGCCGGTCTACCTGTCGAGCGATCCGACGATGATGTTCTCGATGGACCCGCTCCGCTACGGAACCCGCCACCAGGGGCAGGACTACGACTTCGTCATCATGGGCGCGATCATGCCCGACGACGAGAAGGATACGCCTCCGAAGACCACCCTGGCCTTCGAGAACGTCGCCCCGGACATGGCCGCGCCGTTGCGCGCAATCTCCTCGCCGGCACGCGTCGACCTGACGGTAGTCATGGCCCTAACGCCGGACGTCGTCGAGGCCCGCTACGCCAACCTGCGCGGCGTGAAGGCGTCCTACGATGCCGATGCCGTGTCGCTCGACATCTCGCGCGAGCCCTACACCTCCGAGCCGTGGCCGTCCGGGCGCTTCTCGCCGGCTCGGTTCCCTGGCCTCTTTCCGTAGGCTCTTCATGCATTGGTCTGCCGACTACATCGGCCTGCCCTGGCAGGTCGGCGGTCTCACGCGCGATGGTATCGCGTGCTGGGGGCTCGCGCGCCTCGTCTACGCCGAGCAACTCGGTATCGCAGTCCCGGATTATGCGGCTGCCGTGCCTTCACTTGAGGAGCGCACGGAGATCGCTGGGGTGTTTGCCGAGGCGACTTCGGCCGCTGGTCCTTGGGTCGAGGTCGCCCCCAATGGCTTGTCGCTCGATGTCATCCAGGAGTTCGACATCCTCGTGTTTCAGCGCACTGGGCTAGCGCATCACGTCGGCATCGCGGCCGGCAGCGGTCGCATGCTCCACATCGACCGGGATCAGGATAGCTGCCTCGTCGACTACTCCACCGGCAAGTGGGCGCCGCGCCTGGTGGGCGTCTACCGGCACAAGGAACGGATCGTGGCGAGTTTGAGCGCCATACCGCCGGAGCTCCTAGTGGTCATCGCTGCCACGACTAGCATTCTTGCACCTGTGCTGGCTCAGGGCATCTCAATCGCGGATATCCTGAAGCGTCAGGCCGCCCCCGTATGAACGCACCGGTCCGCGTTCTCGCACAGCCGCACCTGCTCGACCCGACCCGCGACCGGGTCGAGTTCACGGTCGCCCCCGACCAGACCATCGCTCAGATGGTCGCCGAGGCCATGCCGGCAGGGCGCAGGCTGGGCGGCGCGTACTTCCGGGTCACCCTGAACGGTCATCCGATCGCGGATGCGCTCTGGCACGCGGTGAAGCCGAAGCCGGGCACGCAGGTGCTGATCCGGGTCGTGCCGCAGGGCGACATCCTAAAGAACGTACTGACCATCGCCCTGACGGTGGCAGCTGTGGCCGCCGGTCAGTTCTACGGCCCGATGCTGGCCGGTGAGTTGCTGTTCGGTGGTCTGGGCGGTGTCGGTACCGGCGCTCTCGGAACCGTGCTGTCCGGCGCCATCACAGCGACGACGCTGCTTGCCGGCACGCTGCTCATCAACGCGCTGATCCCGATCCGCAGCGACAAGAAGGACGCGGCCACCTACGGCATCCAGGGCCTGCGCAACCAGGCGCAGCCCGACGGTATCGTGCCCGGCCTCCTCGGCTTCCACCGCTCCACGCCGCCCTATGGGATGCTGCCCTACACGGAATCGGTCGGGGACGACCGCTTCGTCACCGCGAACTTCATCCACGGCTACGGCCCGATCGCCACGCGCAACCATCGCATCGGTGAGACGCCGATCGAGAAGTACCAGGAAGTCACGGCCGAGCACCGTGAGGGGCGGGTGGGCGACGCGCCGCTGACGCTGACCCCGCGTCAGGTCGTCGAGCGCGCGCTGTCGATCGAACTGCTCAACGCTGGCCCCGGCGCAGGCCCGCAAACCCGGTTCACGAAGGCGGACATCTCCTCGTTCTCGATCGATATCGGCTTCCCCGGTGGTCTCGGCGGTCTCGACAAGGATGGCAAGAAGGTCGGTGTCGAGGCGACGTTCACCCTGCGCTACCGCAAGGTCGGCACAGAGACGTGGACCACGCGGCCGATCTCGGTCTACGCCAAGCTCTCCGGTAAGCCGTTCACGCGGACCTTCGCCTACGACGTGACCGATCGCGGCCTCTACGAGGTCGAGATCACCCGCACCAGCGGCGACTTCGACCGGCCGGACCAGGATTTCTCCAAGAAAGAGATCCAGCGCACCGGCCGTTCGCAATGGTCGGCCCTGCGCTCGTTCCGCCCCGAATACCCGATCAACTTCGACGCGCCGCTGGCGGTCTCGGCCATCCGCATCCGCGCGACGGGTCAGCTGAACGGCACACTCGACGAATACAATTGCGACGCCTTCTGCATCTGCCCGGATTGGGATGCGGCCTCTGGCACGTGGATCGAGCGCGAGACGCAGAACCCGGCCTCGCTGTTCCGGCACGTCCTGACGGGCCCGGCCGGCGCCTATCCGCTCACGGTCGACGAGGTCGACGCGCTGGGCGATTGGCACGCCTACTGTGTCGCGAACGGCCTGACCTACAACCGGATCCACGATTACGAGGCGTCTGTCCTGGACGTGCTGTCCGATATCGCCGCCGCCGGCCGCGCTAGCCCGCACGACAAGGGCGACCGCTGGGGCGTCGTCATCGACCGGGCCCTCGATACCGTGGCCGCCCACATCACGCCGCGCAACAGCTGGGGCTTCAAGGGGGAGCGGTCCTACCTGACCTTTCCCGACGCCTTCCGCGTCAGCTTCCTCGACGAGACCAACAGCTTCATCAAGGCCGACCGGATCGTGCCGTGGCCGGGCTTCGTCGGTCAGCCGAAGGTCATCGAGAAGCTCGAACTGCCCGGCATCACCAACCCGGGTCAGGTCTGGAAGGAAGCCAGGAAGCGCCAGTACGAGATCATGCTTCGGCTCGACACCTTCACGGTCACGCAGGACTTCGAGAGCCTGGTGCCGACCCGCGGCGACAGGGTTGAACTCTCACACGACGTCCTCGACCGCGATCAGGTCGCCGCCCGCATCATCCTGAAGCCGGAAAGCCTGTCGGCCCTTATGCTCGACGAAATGGTGACCATGGAGGAGGGGCAGGCTTACGCGGCCCGGGTTCGCTATAAGGACGGCACTTCGAACGTGTTCCCGGTCCGGACGGTGGCGGGCACATCGAACGTCCTGATCCTCGACGGGCCCGGCCAGCTGCCGGAGATGGACGACCTCGTCATGTTCGGGAAGGCCACCCGGATCTCGCAGGCGTGCACCGTGAAGGGCATCCAGCCGCAAAAGGACTTCACCGCGGCGCTCACCCTGATCCCGCACGCGCCCGAGATCGAGGCATTGGTCGCCGCCGATGTCCCGCCGGCCTGGAGCGGCCGCGCCGGCGCACCGGTGGATCAGCCGGTCAGCATTCCCGTCGCGCCGATCATCGTCAGCGTCGATTCCGGCACGTCCGCATCGAGCCTCGCAACGCCCGCCAACCCCTACCCGGTGGTGGTCAACCTTCGCCCCAACCCGTCGGGAACGACGCCCCTCGCCACGTTCCAGGTGCTCAGCCGCAAGGCCGGCACGACGGCGTGGCAGACAGCTTCTGCCCTGGCTGGCGCCGGCAGCGTCCTCCTCGCCGGATACGCCAAGGGCGATGCCATTGAGTATCAGGCGCGCGGCGTCTCCATGCGGGGCACGGCCGGCGACCTGACGGCGCTGGCCACGCACACGGTCGGCGCCACGGACGCGCCGTCCCCGAGCAACCTCGTCGTCACGATCGAGCGCGCCGCGGTGAACGGGGGAACGACGGTCGCCTTCCTGAAGCTCACCTGCGCGACCCCGGCTCGGGACGATCTATCCCTCGTCGGACGCTACCGCGCAGCCGGCGCGACCGCATGGACCGCGATACCGCTTAACGCCTCCACCCGAACCGTGATCGTATCCGGCACGCTGGCGGACGCCGAGACCTATACGGTGGAGGGCGCGCTCTCGACGGATTCCGGGGCGGACATCAGCAACTTCGTTCCCGCCGCCGGTTCGCCGATCCGCGCGACGGCAGATGATGTGGCCCCCTCCGCCCCAACCTACACCTCCGCAGCCCTGACCGGCACAGCGGCCCGCCATACCTTCCGGCAGTCACTTTCTCCCAACGCGCGCACGATCGAACTCCTTCGCGCGGACGGCTTTGGCAAGGTGGCAGCGGATGCCACGGTCATCCCTCTGGGGGCGTATGGCCCGAACCAATCCGACACCTATGACGACGTGTTCGAGTTTGGCTATCGGCAGACCTGGATGCGGGCGAAGAACGGTTCGGGCGTCGTCTCCCCGGTCGATGGCCCGAAGGTGATGACCAAGTTCGATCAGGCCGGCAACCTGACGATCGCACCGAACGATCTCAGCCATGCGTCATGGATCAAGTCTGGCCTCTCCGCGCCCGTCTTGGTCGCGGGCGGTCCCACGGGGCCAGATGGCGCGCTTGCTACCCTGGTCTCCGAGACAGCCGCCTCCGGCAGCAAGAGCATCCTCTGGCACGCGACCGGGCTCACCTCGGGCAAGAAGTTCAGGGCAATTTACGGCATCAAGCCTAACGGCAGGACCAGGGGTCGCCTTGACCTCTTCGACCCAGCGAATACGGGCACCTACACCCGCGTCGTCTTCAACCTCGGGACGGGTACGCTGGGCGCTCTGGCAACCGCCGGGGCGGCCTTCACCGGCGCTACGGCGACCCTGGTGAAGGTGAGCGCCGATTACTGGCTCCTCGTTCTCACCAGCACGGCGGCGCTGACGGCGATCGATACGCGCTTCTACTTCTACGATGACACTGGGGCTGCCTCCTACACGGGCGACACCAGCAAGGGCATGCTGCTCTGGGCCTGCACGTTCGCACAGGTGCCTTAAGCGCTCCGGCGCCTCCATCCAGCCTCCATCCGAACCACCTGACGCTGCTTCGCTTCCGCGAGCGATGGCGCGTGGGAGAACCAGTGCATGCCGCTTACGACGGAACTGCCAATCGGTGACCTCTTCGAGTTCATCGGTGACTTTCGGCTGAACGGCGATGGCCCTCCGACGACGGGTCGGATGGGACTGGATCGCCTGCAGGCCATCCTCCTCAGTTCGACGAGCCTCGTCGGCGCTCATATTGCAGACATCGAGAACCGTCTCACCACGGCCGAGGGGTTCACCAACCAGATCGCCAGCATTCTTACCCGCCTGCAGACCGTTGAAGCCTTGGGCGGTATTTCGCCCGGGACGGATCTCGCGGCGGACGGCTTGGCGGTCAGGACGACCCGTTATTGGGGGCGCCCTGGTGAGGCGATCCGGACGTGGACAGCGTCAATCGCCGCACCGCCGGCCGCAGCCGTCCCGCTGACGGAGGGAGGCGCCTACAGCATCGTTCCGACGGCGCTAGGCCCAGCGCTCCGGATTGCAGGCGCCGCAGCCGCTCGACCGATTGCGCAGGTCCCCCTCATCGACGATCAGATCGAGGAGTTCAGAGTTACGGTCAAGCGGAGCGCTGATGATGCGACGCCGGCCAACAACGCTCCGGTCTTCGCCTTTGGGTGCTTCAACGCCGATGGCACCGACAACGGCACCGTCCCTCTCCCAGCAGAGGCGCTGACCGTCGATCAGGGTTTCAAGACCTTGATCTTCCGCGCTTCGCGCGCCGCCGGCTTCGGCACGGTCGACCTGCCCGCCGGCACCCGACGCGTCAACCTGATCCCCGGCGGCAAGGGCAGCGGCTCTATCGACGTCGTCAGTGTCGAGCGCGGCCCGCAGCCGCTCACGTCCGCGCCCCTGATCACAACCCTCGGAGACACCGACTTCGTCGCGACAGTCAGCGCCGACCGGAAGTCGACCAGCCTGATCACCTTTGCCGCCTTCAAGGATCTCATGATGGAGAAGTTCATTCCGCACGTTGCGGACGCGACTGTCGGAACGGCGCCGGTCGTGCTGATCCCGGCAGATCCGAGCCGCAACAACGTCCAGATCATCAACACTTCTGCGACGAGCGCCCTTCTCATCGGCTTCGGATCGCCGCCGGTGGAAGGTGCGAAGCACACCATGCTTCTGCCGCCCAGCGGAGGGTACGAGCAGCGGTATTGCCGAACCGACGCCATCTACGCCATGGCGAAGACAGGCTCGGTCTCCGTCTTCGCGAACTACACCAACCGCTCCGGCATGGACGTGGTCGGCGATATGATTGCCGCGGTCTATCTCGCTAGGGGGTCCGGCAACGCCAACACGGCGGAACGTGCCGCGGTCACGAAGCTCATCAACCGCTTCCGCGAGTCCGGCGCCTACTACAAGTTCCGCGCGGCAGCGATCCTTGCCAACATCGACACGGTCACGGCCGCACAGGATCTCGTTCGGGATATTGCCTGGTCGCGCTTCAACGGCCCGACCTTCACGAAGTACAAGGGCTACAAGGGCAACGGCGTCGATCAGTACATCAGCACGAACTACGTCCCCAGCCAGGATGCCGGATACTTCGACGCGACGTCCCACTCCTTTGGAGCTTACGTGGACGACACGTTGCAGGGGGCGACGGGAACGCCGACGACCATGGGCTCCGCCACGACCGGCATCTCCGCGAACCGGTCGAACAGCCAGGCCACGACGCGATCGGCGACAGTATCAAGCGATTTGATCGAAGTCGGCGGTCGGGGCGGCTTGTTCGCCGTCAGTCGCAGCAGGGCGGCATCCTACAGGGCGATCTACAAACAGACCGCTCAAGACGTAGCGACGCCGATAGTGAGCACCGGCCTTGGCGCTGTCCCTTACGAGATGTTCGTGCTGGCGCAGAACAGCAGCTCCGGCGGCGCCAACGTCCCCGTCCAATTTTCCACCATCTCGGTAGACTTTGCGTTCTGCGGCGAGGCCATGACCGACGCTCAGCTCTTCTCGATCGATGCCGCCGTCGCTGAATACAAGGCGACGCTTGCGACCTTTGGAGCTTGAGCGATGGCAAAGTTCACAGCCGACTTCATCGTCAACGGTGCGACTTTTCCCGGCCTGATCCTGGCCCGCGAGGTGGCCGACGCTGGATACAACGTCATCGTGCTGGAATGGACCGGCCACATCGGTGGGATGACCACCGGCGGGCTGGGCGTGGGCGACTGGATCACCAACACGCGTTGGGGTTGGGTGCTCAGGTTCTTCCAGTACATTGCCTCGCACCCTCCCTACAATCGAACGGACGGCTCGGAGCAGAAGGACTTCAGCAGTGACGAGGCCATTGCGGCGGTCAATGCTCTCCTCTTGGATACGCCTCGCGTCACGGTCGTTACCAAGGCGCGGATCAGGAACGTCTACCGTAAGGCGAGCGATCGAACCGCGATCGAGTACGTCGAGCTTGAGAACGGCGACACCTACTGGTCCAATTATTGGGGCGACGGCTCCTACGAATGCGACCTGCCTGCCCTGGCCGGCATCAGTATGCGGTATGGCCGCGACAGCAGGTATCTGTTCCGCGAGAAGGTGGAGTACCCGGACGAGCGCGGCCTCCTCAGTCTGCCGGGGCATAAGCCTTACGACCTGACACCTGGGCGGCTGGTCGACGATCGCGGCGACCGCTATCCAAACGTCACGCAACCGCCCTTCGTCGGGCAGGTGATTGGCGGCGGCGGGCCGCGGGCGCAGGCCTACGGCTGGCGCTACTCGCTCAGGTACAAGACGGCTCGCTTGCCGTGGCCGAAGCCCCCCGGCTGGCGCGATGCGGACACAGACCGGATCGTCGACATGATCCTGAAGGGACAAGCCGGCGGGCTCTTCCCCCTCGACCTTTCGCCGCGCCCGGTCTCCGGCACCCCGGACACGTCTCCGAACTCGCCGGGACGCTACAGCACCAACGGCGGAGATCTCGCTGGCATCTTCACGAACGGATGGGGCAATCGCTCCTATGCCGAGCGTGACAAGATCGCCCTTCGCGCCTGCTACGCGACGATGGGGGCGAACTGGACGGCGGCCAACGATCCGCGAGTGCCTGAGTCCCGCCGCAACGACATCAACGATTGGGGCCTGCCGCTCGACGAGTTCCAGACCGACTACATCGGGTTCCCCGGTCATCCTCCAGCCTACTACGTCCGCGACGACCGGAGCATCCGGGCCCAGTACACGATGCGCACGCATGACATGTACGACGACACCGGCCTCAACATTGCTGGGTACTTCTCGGACCCGATCGCGGTCGGGGGGTACCACCCCGACTTCCACGCCTTCTACCGATACCCCCTGCCTGGTGGGCTGCAGGGCCGGTTCGACGGCGGCATCGACTACAGCAACCACCGCCGCTACTCGATCCCGCTCCGGGCCTGCCTGCCGTTCGCGAGCGAGTGCTCGAACCTGGTCGTGTGCTGGGGCGTCGGCGGGTCGACCATATTCCGCGCGTCTTACCGTATCGAGCAGACCGCCGGTCTAGTCGGCCAATCCCTCGGCATGCTGATCGCGCTCGCAATCGGGAGGAACGCCAAGATTGGCGCCGTTCCCTACGCCGATCTGCTCGTCAAGATGAAGGCGGCGAACGCCATCCTTCAGTACCCGGCATAGGAGACCGCCATGGGCCTTTTCAATCTGGGCGGTGGTAGTGCTGGGGCGTCGCTCCAGCTGCCGGAGTCGGACGGCTATCTCGTCAACATAGGCGGCAACCTAGTGACGGTCGAGCTGGACGCCGTCTGGCCGGCCCGCATCAAGAACCCCGGAGCGCGGGGAGGGCATTCGCTGTTCGAGGTCCGCCCCTGGCTCGGCGAAGCGCGTGACCTCGACCTTGCGACGACCGGCGACAAGCCGATCCGCATTGAAGCGTTCATGTCGGTCTTTCGGGAGATCATCGTCGGTCTCACGACGGATACGCCGGTCGGGTGCGTGGCATCGATCTGGACCGGACCGAACAAGACCGGCGACAAGCTGACGGATCTGAGCGCCGACAACCTCTCGACGCTCGTGAGCTGGAAAGCGATGCTGCCGGTCATCGTGCCCGACCTGCCTCGCGTCTGCGACTACATCTATCTCAACGTCGAAAAAGCCAGCGCGAACCCATGCCTCATCAGCGTGCTGGTGTACGGGCGCGTCATCATTGCGAACGAAGAAACGGGGCTTGTGCCATAAGAGACGTGAACGGGTTTCCCAAAATCTACGCCATCATCAACGAGGCATGCCAACCTGCGCGCGTCATCAAGGTCGAGACTTTGAACGAGGGCGAGCTTCTTCCCGAGCAATACCGGGGGATGCGCGCCATCCAAATCCTCGATGAAGCGCCCGTTGAGGAGGGTTGGACCGTGACCGAGATGGGCGAGATCAAGCCTCAATAAGCGGGCGCATCCCGGCGACACGCTGACGGATCAGAGCGCCAGCAACCTATCGGCGCCCGCCCTTCCTTTGAACCCAGCAAAATTTGAGGACTATCCCATGCTCGTTCAGGGAGTGACGTCGGCTGCCGATAGGGTCGCGAAGGAGGTCGACTTAGATCAGGTCGTTGCCGCTGCGGTCGGCGCAACCCAGGAGGCGATCTACTTCTTTGGGTACAAGGATCTTCAGGTGTCTGGGGCGTCTCCCGCTCAAATCTTGCGGCAGACCGACGCCGACGGAAAGACGATCCTCGGCCCGATTGACCCGCTCGATCCGATCCGAGCGAGCATCGAGGATCTTCGCGACAACGTGGACGACCGGATCTATTATTTCGGGTCGAAGGATCTGGTTACGACCGATCTCGACCCCGTCACCAATACTGCGATCCAGTTGTCGAGGATCGACGGGGATGGGGTTGCAGAGGTCGGCGTCGTTCTTGAGCGCGATTGGCGCCCCACCATCATTGCCGGCGATGCCTATGCCTTCGATAAGAACGGCGCGCGTGTTCGCCTCACGGCCTCGGCTGATGTGGTTCGCTGCGAAGTCCGCAATGCGACGGCGGAATTCGATCGGATAACGGCGGCTGGCGTATTCTCTCGCACCCGGACCAAGCTCTACGGGTCATCGAACCACCTCCTATCGACGACCAAGCTTTTCCACCGTGCCGGCCTCGGCCAGTCTCTCAGCGTGGGCAACTCTGGCACGCCACTGTTCACGACGGCGCCGGTTCGCCCAGGTCGGGTTCTGAGCTTCAACGCGGGCGTGCTGACCTACGGCTCGGATCACAACAGCCTGTATCTCAAGGACGGTGTTCCGAACGTCCCGGTGCCGCCCGCCAACATCGAGAGCCTGATCGACTGCCGCGAACGGTACAGCGAAACCTTCATGTCGAGCGAGGGCGAGTACCTGACACGTACCGGATCGCTCCCGAGCGACGTGGCGGTGCTTGAGAGCGCTCACGGCGTGGGTGGCCTCACGGTGGACAAGTTCCTCGAAGGCGGCGTGCTGTTCGAGAACGCGGTTGCTGCCGTGGCCCAATCCTGGAAGCTGGCGCAGCTTTTCGGCCTGCAGCATGAAGTGGCACTCAGCTTCGTCCAGGGCGAGAGCAACGCATCTCCGTCCAGCTCGGTCGCCTTCTACAAGGGTGCGCTGGTAGACATCCAGAGGCGGTTCGAGGCTCGCGTCCAGGCTATCAAGGGCACGACCGAGTCCGTGCCGATGTACCTGTGCCAGATGAACTCCTGGACCGGGTCGAACCTCGTGACCAGCAACGTCCCGGTCGCGCAGTTAGATAAGCAGCACTTCACCGCAGAAGGCTATGTCGACCACGGCGCGGTCTACGGCTACGCCATCGATCTGCACCGCAAGGGCGGCGTGTCGCTTCCGCTGTCGGGTATCTCCGCGATCAGGTCCGGCATCGACGTGGCACTCACATTCCGGGACCTGCCGGGGACGTTCGGCATCGACCGAAGCCGCGTCACCGACCCCGGCAACGATGGCGTGGTCTGGTCGGACGACGGGACGGGGAACAGCGTTTCCATCGTGCCGGGCTCGGCGCTACGGCTACGCCATCGATCTGCACCGCAAGGGCGGCGTGTCGCTTCCGCTGTCGGGTATCTCCGCGATCAGGTCCGGCATCGACGTGGCACTCACATTTCGGGACCTGCCGGGGACGTTCGGCATCGACCGAAGCCGCGTCACCGACCCCGGCAACGATGGCGTGGTCTGGTCGGACGACGGGACGGGGAACAGCGTTTCCATCGTGCCGGGCTCGGCACAGTTCACGCCAGGCACGCGCGTGGTCAGATACCAGCTCAGCGCGGTTCCCACCGGGGGAAGCCCGCGTCTTCGGATCGGCCTCGACGGCATCTCAGGCAACAACGGCGGCCCGACCACAGGACCGCGAACCACCTTCCGCACCGACACCGGCAAGCTCAATCGGCGCGGCAACCCGATCTATCGGGACTGTGTCGCCCACGCCCTTCCTGTCACCACCGCATAAGGACCGCCCGGTATGTCCATCAAGCCGACCCCTCTTCGTCGCCAGGATGCCGCTGGCGTCTCCGATATCGCCGGGGCAAAGACCCTGACCTGGGATGACGCTGACAAATACTTCGGTCGCCGCGCCTACGGCATCCACGAGATGAACGCCGACTACATGGCCCGTGCCGTCACCGGTGGTGTCGTGGGCAAATGCAAGGTCACGGGATCTCCGATCACGTCCTCGGCCACGGGTGTCACGCTTATCGACGCCGACCCGACCTTCAACGGGCACAAGTCGCTCTACTTCGATGGATCGGTCGGGGCTGGCGTCCAGTACGAAAAGAAGGACGTCGTTAGCAGCTTCGCCAGGATCGTTGTTCTGTCCCTGGATGCCGAGATGTACGCGCCCACCCTCACCGGATTGCGCAACACGGTCGCGGTCTACGGCAGCCAAAGCGACGCCTATAATCATCGGCTCTCCACCCGCAACGTCAGTGGACAGACTAAACAGCAGTTCGCCATCGGCTCCTCGTCCAACAACACGAACCTCGGGCAGCTCCTACCGGCCGCTGGCACGCCGCATGTGCAGGTGATTGCGTTCGATGCGGTCAGCCGCAAATCCCGCATCTGCATCAACGACCCGAAGGTCTACAGCGAGTTCACGCATACGGCCCTCACGGTGGGCACGGACGACGCCTGGGTCATTGGCGGGGGGCCGAACGACAACGCCTCTACGGTGTTCAAGGGCCGGATGACCGACGACATCATCATCGACGTGCCGCTCAACCGGACCAGCGAGCTGTGGGGCTACGTCGTCGAGCATGTAGCCTTCCTTCGCACCCGGTACGGCATCACTCTCTAGCCTGACCGGCTGACGCGCTTAGCGCTCGCCTACTGCTAAATCTCGACAATCTGGAGAACCATCATGACCGTCGCTGAAATTCAGCCGGCCGTAGCGCCACGCGTGGCGAATGCCCTGTCGCGGAAAGAGGCGGCTATTCTAAGCGTCCTTACGAGGGAGTTCACCTCCGAAGGCGCGGGCAACAGGATAGGCGAGAGGAGCGGCATCGGCACCGGCAGCCTCTACCCGGCGCTGGCACGGCTTGAGATTGCCCGGCTGATCCATAGCAAGTGGGGCGTTGCCGCCTCGCCCGGTGGCCCGCGCCCTCGCCTTTACGCGCTGACAGAAGAAGGCGCTCAGCGCCTCGCCGACGTGCCTCTGAACCAGCGAGAATATACCCCGCCGCTGTGGGTGAAGCTCGGGCGCTGGCTGTTCTTCCGCCCAGAACGGCGCTGACCACAAGCCCACCCCGCTCAGAACACGAAGCCTGGACCGTACCTGACGGCTATCGTCACGAGTAGTCCGGCCATCAACCCAATGGCGAATGCCGCCTCGGCCTTCGTTGGCCTCATCGTCAGCGCCCCCCCATGCCACTCGGAACACGCGGGTGACAGGCAAGGGACGCGCCGCGCAACCCCTGACATCGTGAGAACTGAGATGGGCGTGCCTGCCATCGTGATGGCGGCGGGCGACTGGAGCCTAAGCCGGCACGCACCTCAGTCGGGACTCGATGCCGGCGCCAGGGTCGTAGCCCACAAAAACGGGCCGGATGTCCTGGACGAACACCCGACCCGCTGTCACCTCGCTTGCTTGTTGAGGGAGCGCACGAGGCGACGTGGCGGAATAGCAGGGGCCGTGTCGCCGTCAACCGTAGCTACTACACCCCGCGAATAGGGGGTTACTGACGAGACCTTTGCGCACCTATCATCGTCCGATACAGCGTCGATAGACCGTGCCCCCAACCTCATGGCCAGCCGCAGCAACAGCGGCAGGACTCCGGAGTCGTAGAACTTTGACGTCGCGTGCTCCTTTGGCGCGTCGCAAAGCAGCAAGCATAACAGCATCGTCATATGCTTCGATGCGGTTATGAATACCCACCCCTCGCCAAGTCGCCGAAACCATGAAGCTCATTCGAAAACCCGTCCGCTGAGAATTTGCGGTCAGATCATTAAGCATTAACAAATGCGGCGACTATCACCCAAGTGGGCTATTCCCAGGGCACGACACGGCATGGTTAAGGCTGTGGCGGACTCAACAGCAAGCAGATCGCTATAAAGCGCCCCGCAGTCCGGCCATAACGCCAGCGGTAGGATAAAAGGCGGGCCGGGGACCGACCTGGAGGATAACTCCCCGACCCGCTGCCGCCTCACAAGGTGTCATGCCGGTGAAACGACGCCGCTAACTATCCCTGATGTCTTCGCGCCGTCTTTCACCTGCGTCGGGCCCCTGCGTTTCTCGTTCTCCCGAGCCGCCCGGTCGCCACGTTCAGATCCCAAAGCCGGGTCCGTACATCGCGGCCATTGCGGCCAGTAGTCCGGCCATCAGGCCTGTAATGAGCGCGGCCAACGCTTCCTCCGTCATCCGCTTCACCGCTCCCTGACCGGCCCGCCCCTCGCGGATTGTGTCCTTAATTTCTTGGTAACTGGAGAAATGCAATGACCGTTGCTGAAATTCAGCGCGCTCTCTTGGCGCGTGGGTATGACCTCGGCCCCGCAGGCGTCGATGGCGATGCCGGGCCGAAGACCATTGCAGCCGTCACAGCTTTCCAGCGTGCGGCGGGCCTCGTCGCCGACGGCATCGCCGGCCCGCTGACGCAGAAGGCCCTCGGCTCCGTCGACGTGACCGAGAAGAAGGCCGAGCCGGATCAGCCCGCTTGGCTCACCCTAGCGGGCGATGAGGTTGGCACCGTCGAAGGCATCGGCAAGTCGAACAACCCGAAGGTGATCCGCTACTTCGCGGACGCTGGCTTCTCGGGCATCAAAGACGATGCTGTTGCCTGGTGCGCTGCTCTGGTGGGGGCGATGCTCCACCGCGCCGGCCGGAAGCCCTCAGGTAGCCTTGCAGCGCGATCCTACGAGTCCTGGGGCGTCGGCCTGAAGGCCCCGATCCTCGGCTGCATCGCCACGAAGAAGCGCGGCAACTCCTCATGGCAGGGGCACGTCTTCTTCGTCGTCGGCGCCAACAAGGACACGGTGTTCGGCCTCGGTGGAAACCAGAGCGATGCGGTGACCGTCGCGGCGTTCAAGCGCTCCGAGATCACCGCCTACCGCTGGCCCGCTGATGTCCCGATCCCGTCCTCGACCACGCTCCCCACCACCATCGCAGGGGCGCGCTCCGGCGTGTCGGAAGCCTGATGAACGACGATCACCGCCCGATCTGGCCGCCCGCGCCTCGCAAGGCCAGCCAGCCGCTTCCTCCGGTTCGCTATCCAGAGAACCCGTCGCCCTGGGCGCGGCTTGGGCGAGCCATCTGGGCCTACCTCTCGCGCCGCCGCTGACGACATGCGTCCTAGTCGGACCTGAAGTCCGGCGGAACGACTGCCAAGCCTATTCCTCAAACATTCGCACAATCATCCCCGCTACATACCTTTTGATGGCGACGAAAGCTATAAATGCGCACGCAATTACAAGTAAATACAATGGCAACCCAGAAGGCAGATAGGCCGCTAAGTTAGCAATAAAATTTTCCACATCCACCCCGTCGTTTATTGGAATTATAATTTCATACCCATATCGTTAATGAATTAAAATGTGAAGCCGGGAGTTTCTTTTGCTCCCACATGCCCAAGTTGGGCATCCGCCGCGCCCGGCCGGTCCCGCCGCGCACCCCCTCCCACATCGTGAGACCATCATGACCCGTAAGCTTCTGCTCGCGGCGCTGGCGTTCGCCTGTGCCGTCTCTGTCGTTCATGCCGCTGAAGTCGTCGCGACCGTGCCGACGACCGCCGTCGAGTTCTCGGCCGCTCCGTGGATCGCTCTCCTACGCGAAATCCTTCTGACCGCCGTCGTCCCGGTCGTGGCCGGCTACGTCATCCAGGCGCTTCGGCGGACCTACCCGATGGTCGGTCTGTTCTTCACACAGCGCCGCGTCGAGCAGCTGGGCAACGCCGTCACCGAGTTCGGCATCAATGCCATCCCCGGCGCGGTGAAGGAGGGCAAGGTGTCGGTGAACGTCGGCTCGGCCGTCATCGCCAAGGCGGTGCAGTACGGCATCGACAACGCTCCAGCGAAGGCCATGGAGGCTGCCGGCGGCCCTCAGGGGCTCGCTAAGATCGTATTCCGCAAGCTCAACCTTGATGATGAGGCGAACGAGGCGAACACGCTCGCCCCGATCCTCTCGACCCTGCCGAAGAAGTAGACGGCGAGCGCCCCGGTGGTCCCCGGCAGCAGTGAGATGCAATGGCTCCCGAAGAGAGACGGTTCACGGCTGACGAATGGCGCGACATCCAGGGCCAGTATCGCGAACAGCCAAAGCGCGGAGTCCGAGCGATGTACCCGGACCCTGAAGCGGAGTGCGAGTTGGGGCCGTTCGTCCCGTCCGGCGGCTACAGGACACCACGCGCCGTCGAGGCATCATCCTTCACCCCGCATCCGCATCTCATCGTGTGGTTCGCCTCGCTCAGCGCAGACGATGTTTCGCGACTGGAAACGCTGATCGCCCTTCGTCCGGAAACGGTCGCTTGGGTGTCCGGCAAGAGCCCGAAAGAGCTGGCAAGCATGGACGGTGTCGTCGAGTTCGTCTCGTCGTCCCGCACCGCAGCCAAGGTGCTCATGTGGGTCTGCGGAACTACCGCTGCTTTTATCGGCGGCGTGATCGCGCTGACGAAGGGCGGGTTCGATCTCTTCAAAATAATCAGAGGTGGCTGATGGGCCTGCGCATCTTCGGCTATATCTGCCTCGGGATCATCTGCGCGGCCATCGTCATCCCGGCGACCTTCCTCTGCTACTGGCTCGCCGACCGGCACATCCCTGTCGAGGTCGGCCGCACGGAGGTGCTGACGCCCGTCGTGAAGCCCGGCGGCAAGCTCATCATCCGGCAGACCGTGAAGTACCTGCGAGACTGCCGAGGCCACGTCGACCGCGTCCTCTACGACGCTCACACGCACCGGAAGTGGCTGTCCGATGTCGATTACGAGCGCCCCCCGCGCGGACTGGGTGAGCACGTCATCACTTTCGTCGAGGACGTACCCAGCTACTTCGAGGCCGGTGACGCCAGCTATCGAGCGGTGCCAGTCTACGCCTGCAACCTCGTCCATCAGTACCTATGGCCGCTGACGAGGGATGAGACCGTGATCCGGTTCAAGATTGAGGGGACGCCGTTCTGATGCTGGTCGTATGTCGACGGCTCGGCGATCTCTCTCGATTTTGGGCGTCGTGCATTCCTCTTCCCCGGAGGGGTGGACGTTGCTACACCCGGGCGAAAGCTTCCGTTACGAACGGACGGATCGACCGTATCAGCATGAGCCGAGGGCCAAAACAGTCACCGCTAGCCGTCGCCAACACCTTCATTGCAAGGTTCGGCGGCCAGGGCACAATCACGCACATGAAGGTGCAGAAGCTCTGCTATTTCGCGCATGGCTGGTGGCTGGCGTTTGATCCTGAGCCGTTCCTGACAGAGCGACCGCAGGTGTGGAAATTCGGTCCAGTTTTCGGCTCACTCTATGCAGCTCTGTCTCACCACGGCTCGCGGGCGATCACGCAGCCCGAGAAGGTGCAGTTCAACGAACCGCCTCCGCAGATAGATAACCCAGCATACCTCGATCTAATCGATTGGGTGTGGAACCGTTATGGTCAGCACTCGGGCCTTACGCTCTCCGACATGACGCACGCGCCGGGCACGCCTTGGCGAAACGTCGCCGAGCGTTGCAATTTCCAGGTCCCCAAGCACTACGAATTGCCCGACGAGGACGTGAAGAAGTTTTTCGAGGCTGAAGCGAAGGCGCTGCAACCGGTATGATGCCCTGGAAGAACGGGGGCAAAACCGTCACCCTCGATAAGGACCCTACGTCGGAAGAGGAAATGCTGATTTTCTCCTCGCCTGAGGAGAGGATGCAGCAGCGCAGCTTCATTCAGGAACGAGCTCTGCGGGCGGCAGATCTTGGCTGGCTAGGACGGTTCATTGGTGGGGAGCGTCACTCGGCACTGAACCTCGCCGCTTTCTTCCTCGCAGTTTCTCTCCTTATCGGTGTCGGCTGCCTAGTCGCGGCTTGGTGCCAGAATGATCAAAGCGAGTTTTGGGGGCGATCAGCCGAACGCTCTTTTGCCGCTGCTGCAGCTGCTCTGGCCTACGTTTTCGGGCAGAGTTAAAGGCACCTAACCCCCGGCACGCCCCATGCATGGCGTTGAGGGAGCTTGTCCTCCCTCATGCTTTTCTCAACAACTGACCCGCCCGGCTCCCGCTGCGGCGGGTTTTTTTCATGTCTCTGGGCCTTCGAGGGGCAGTCGCGATAGCGACGACTTGATTGGAATATGCGCGCCCAGCTGTTCTCGACGATCCCATCCTCATCGCCCCAGCAGCCGAGAATGGCGAGCTACGCAGCCAGCTAGCCGAAGCGCAGGGCCAGCGTGTCGAGTTGGCCGTGGATGCCGGCGAGCTTCATGCCGAGGTCGAGGCACTGCGGCGGGGTCTGGCTGAGTGCCGGATGGGGTGGGATGAGTGAGACGAAAGCTCTAGTGCTAACTTCTGGCATTTTTAGCACACCAAACAGATCGCGTCTCTTCGGCTACATCCTATGCATCGCTAATAACAGTTTGAGGCTGGTTTATGCCCTAAAAAAGTTGGAATCTGCTTAGAGGAACGCAGCCCGAAGCATTCGCAGGTTAACGCTGCTCAGCTCACGGTGCAGGAAAGCTAATATTATGAGCTCATTCCGTTATACTAAAAATCAAGACTATAACCCTGCAGATTCTATTTCTTCCCAAGGATATTATAAATCTTATCCATACAATGGAAATTTAAGCACCTACAGTTCGGGAGATGCCTCTGATGTAGAGGGGAGAACTGTTGAGCCAAGCTATCGAGACGTTCTTATGGAATTTAGCTCTGAAGGCCGGCGTGTGTTATCAGACAGTGCTGGCAATGAGCTTTATTTTGAGTCGACCGGATTTAGCTTAGATTACTCTGACATTTCTACAAATATATATATTACTGGCGGACTTCTTGGCGATTACATTTATTCAGGCTCAGGAGATGATGCTTTATATGGCTATGACGGCAACGACCACCTGAACGGCTTTGATGGTAACGACATCATAGAGGGCGGAAGAGGCGCTGACGTTATTGACGGAGGCAATGGAATCAACACCGCGGTATATTGGGATACTTCTGCTGGAGTAACCGTTAATCTTGGATTGGGGAATGCTGCACAAGTCAGCGCTCAGGATGCGAACGGCGATATCCTGTACAACATCAGCAATTTGATCGGCGGCTACGGCGCCGATACTCTTACAGGAAATGCGGCAGCCAACGTCCTGACGGGCCGGGAAGGCAACGACACCCTGCGTGGCATGGGCGGCGCTGATACCCTCAATGGCGACGACGGCAACGACCAATTGATCATCACCGACGGTGGATCGAGCGTTCATGGTGGCAGAGGTAGCGACAAGCTTCTGTTGCAAGGCGCGGACTCCTTCACGTTCATCAACGCGACGTTCGATGGCATCGAGGCAGTCTACGTCGCCAAAGGCGCGACCCTCGACCTGTCGGCCGTCACCTCGGGTGTGAGCATCACTTCGCAGAGCGCGATCGGTACCTCGGTAGCCATCACGGGCACAATGGGCGCCGACACTATCAGTGCGGGCAAGGGCACCGACCTGATCCATGGTGGTGCGGGCAACGACACCATCAAGGGCGGAAGCGGATACGCGCTTCTGTTCGGCGATGACGGCATCGACACCATCAGGGCCGGCGCAGGCGGCGCGACGATGGACGGCGGCGAGGGCGGCGATCGCCTCTATGGCGGCGCAGCTTCGGACACGTTCGTGTTCGGAGCGGATATCGGCCAGGACAACGTCTACAATTTCCAGTCTGGAAGCGATCACCTGGACGTTTCCGCCATCATCGATAGCTTCCTCGATGTGAATATTCGTGTGGTGAATGGGAAGGACACCCTGGTCACGTTCGATGGGGTGGATCCGGCCATCAAGTTCGTGCTGCGTGGGGTATCGAGCGTCCAGGAAGGCGACTTCGATTTTGGGACGCAGCCGACGGCCCTGGCTCATCACGACTGGGCTATCTAGCTTACTGCCGGACGCCGAACGCAGTCTCATCGAAGCCCGCCCGGCTCACGCCGCGGCGGGTTTTTTGTTTACCCGGACGGTCGGGCAGTTGGTAAGGATTCCTTACGTACTGGCGGCTCTCCCTGCATTGGTGCCGCGAATGGCCTCGTTCAGCTTGGGCTGGGCGGGGCCGATTTCGTTCGGCCTACCCCAAATGGGGGATGCGGCGCCGTTGGCCACAACGCTACGCTTTGGCATTTGATGACGTAGGCATTTTGGCCCCGCCCGGCGAAAGCTGGAGCGGGGTTTTTTGCTGTGTCGCAAGGCATTAATATCCGCTGTGCGAAATCTCTCGTAAGCGACTTGGCTTGGTGGCAGAATGCAGGCTCTCGTCGGCATAGTATGCTCCCAACGGAGATGCCTAATGGACATTACAGATATGCCAAAGGTAACGGCAAAATTTTCCCCGAGACAGTTCGGCAACTTAAAGCCGGGTGCTATTGATTGCATCGGGAAAGAGGGTGAATTTCACGCGCTTTGGCAGATTGAGGAAGGTCCATACGCCGGGCAAATCGCCTTTTCCCTGCCAAGGGATTGGGAAATAGAAGCTATATGGGTCCCCTCTGAGGATTTGATTATTCAAAAAATACTCTGATAAGCACTTTTATTTAATCAGACCCTTACGGATTGGTATAGATTTTCAGTAGCCACTAGAACGGCTTCAATAACATCACGTAACGGCGATATTGATATAGGCTGATCGTACATAAAGAATCGCTCTCCATTTTCCGACAAGAACGAATATTTATGACCGACGCCCGGGGGGTCGTAGTGAACCCCTCCTGCATTATGTGCCGCGTATAATATTAGATCTTTGACGGACGCAGATTTATCCCTAAATGCCAATATGGCATAGGCCAAAAATTGATCTAGAACGACCATGTGGGAATTATTCTCGTTTAATAGGCCTGATGGACTCGAGTAATGCATAATTGGCTTGCCAACGCCGCCTGGAAACTCTTCATTGGCATCAAATTTCAATATTTTGAAGCGCACTTTTGTGCCGCGTGGCCGGGCGACTCTATGCATTAATGGTGTGGCATCAATAAGAAGTCGCCTCAATATTGCAGAAGCGGCCAATAAGTTTCTCACAGTAGGATTTTGTTGAATGGCCTTCAAATCATCAATGTCGTACACAAATTGCTGGTCTGGACTGAACATGACTCATCCGGTAGCCGTAATTCACATGGGAGAATGCTTCAGCCGTGATCGTTCGCGCAAGTGCCCTAGGTCATCATCCCATCGGTGAATCTCCGAGCTCGCCATAAGTGGGGATGCCCAACCTACGTTTCTACAAACCCGCCCGGCTCACGCCGCGGCGGGTTTTTCGTCTCACACCACAGTCAAATTTCGTGAGATTTGAACTTTCGCTAAGTCAGTGGGCAATATGGCGGCTTCATTGTATTTGTTGCCTCCAAGGTGACAGTAGAGAAACCCGCCACTCATGCCGGCACGATACTGCGACCCCTTTTTCAGCAATGTGCTACCGCCATTTGGGAGCATTGCAGATATATCTTCAATCAGGAGCACCATGTCATCTTTGCCGTTGTTAAGGCGGAAGACTGCAGGGTCCACACCATCTTTCCAATTTTCCATTGCATCTCCTTCCTGCTTTACTAGAGGGCGTCGTCGCGCTTGCGACGCTGGACAGGGGCTGTCGCCATCTCCGAGCCGTGGCATTAATGGTACCATTCGGTCGGCCTGGTGTGGAGGTCGTTTATCCTCATCTCATCACGCCTCGTTCAGCTTCGGCTGGGCGGGGCCGATTTCGCTTGAGTCCGGCGGATGAAACCTTCTCCCCAGACCGTCTTAGCTTGTGATCTTCAAACCGAGGGTCTCAACGCGACTCGCCCGCCCGGCTCACGCCGCGGCGGGTTTTCTTTTTGCCGGGCCAGGGACGCTAGCTACCTGATTGTGCCGGCCCACGCCTTAAACCTTGTCTATCAATACCTGTGGTCGCTGACGCGGAAGACAGTGGTTCCGCTTAGGGTCGATGGGACGCCCTTCTGACAGCTTGGTACATTTCAGTACCTTGTAGGGCAATGCCCTACAAAGCATTCAAGAATTCCTGCTAGATGTGCCCAATTCAATGCTGGCCGGACCATCGACCAGCCCTTTCCACCGGGCCAGAGTTAGGTCAGCGATGAGCACGATCCGATACACCCTAGGCAGCAGTTACGACCCGAATAATAGCGAAGGCGCCACAACCTCTTCGGGAATTGATTTTTCTGACGAGGCTTATAGGGCGGTAGGTGTCTCGAACGGATATGACGAGTATTACGTATCAGGCAGTGCGGGTGGAAGTCTTTTGCGAGTGGCGAGTGGGGCGTCACTGCTGCAGCCTTCGATCGCCGGCATCGGCGTCGATTTCTCCGATAAAACCGGCTTTGTCTTTCTCACAGGCGGCAGCCTAGGCGATAGCCTACGGGCGGGTTCAAACTACGATATCCTCGATGGCGGCGCGGGCAACGACGTGCTTGAGGGTGGCGCAGGGGGCGACGACCTGGATGGTGGTACGGGTATCGACACGGCAAGCTACGAGCATGCGGCAGCACGTGTCTTGGTCGCGTTGGTGGCGCCTCAGAACAATCAGGGTGAAGCTGCGGGCGATAGCTATATCGACATCGAGAATGTGCGGGGTGGGGATTTTGACGACGAGCTGATTGGCAATGGGGCGGCCAATGTCCTCGAAGGTGGGAGGGGGGCCGATTACATTGGAGGTGTTGGCGTAGGTGACACCGCCAGCTACGAGCATTCTGCTTCAGGCGTCATTGCCGATTTGAGCTTGGCTCTCGGCATCCAGGCCGCGACGGATGCAGGCGATGCTTCTGGCGACCGGCTGGTAGATATCTCAAATCTCCTCGGAAGTGCGTACACCGATACCCTTACTGGTGATGCTAGCGCGAACACATTATCAGGTGGCGCCGGCAATGACGTCCTTGAAGGTCGTGGTGGAGCAGATACCATCTACGGCGGCGCTGGCATTGACACGATCAGCTTCGAGCACTCGACGGTCGGGTTGCAAATTGGGCTTTTCGGTCAGGATGATGGATACGGCGTTCTCGGCGATGCTGATGGCGATCTTTGGTATGGCATCGAAAACGCCAGAGGCGGTTCTGGGGATGATAGAATTTCTGCAGATACCGATATCAGCCGCAACGTCGTCGAAGGCGGCGCAGGTGCGGACTATATCACTGCTGATGCCAGCGACATCGTAACCTACGAACATTCCGCGGAAGGCGTCACAGTTAATCTCGCAACGGGGATTAATAGCGACGGCGACGCGGCTGGCGATTTGTTGTTTGGGGTAGCGAACGTCACAGGGAGCAGCCTTGCCGACAGTCTGACGGGAGATGACTTCGCCAACATTCTGCGCGGCGGTGGCGGCGGAGATACCCTCGACGGCGGCCTTGGCGACGATTACCTGATCATTACGGGCGGTGGATCGAGCGTTCATGGCGGTGGGGGCACCGACAAGCTACTGCTGCAAAGCTCGGACACGTTCACATTCACCGGCGACACTTTCGATAGCATCGAGTCGGTCTATGTCTCCAAGGGAGCGTCGCTCGACCTGTCGGCCATCACATCGGGTGTGAGCATCTCATCACAGAGCATGATTGGCGCGTCCTCGGCGATCACAGGCACGCAGGGCGCTGACACCATCTTTTCAGGCAAGGGCACTGACACGGTCAATGGTGGCGCCGGTGATGACGTCATCAGAGGCGGAAGCGGATACGCGGTGCTGTTTGGCGATAATGGCATCGACACCATCAGGGCAAGCGCAGGTGGCGCGACGATGGACGGCGGCGAAGGCGGCGATCGCCTCTATGGCGGCGCTGGTTCGGATACGTTCGTATTCGGTGCCGATATCGGCCAGGACAACGTCTACAATTTCCAGTCTGGAAGCGATCACCTCGACGTGTCCGCCCTCGTCGATAGCTTCCTCGACGTAAATATTCGTGTGGTGAATGGGAAGGACACTCTGGTCACGTTCGATGGGGTGGATCCGGCCATCAAGTTCGTGCTGCGCGGCGTATCGAGCGTGCAGGAAGGCGACTTCGATTTCGGGACGCAGCCTACGGCGCTGGTTCATCACGACTGGGCGGTCTAGTTCAGGGCCGGACGCCGAACGCAGTCTCATCGAAGCCCGCCCGGCTCCCGCCGCGGCGGGTTTTTCGTTTTCAATCGAACCAGCGTCGGGGCGTAAATCCATAAACGGCGAGCAGTGCCAACGTCACGAGTAGCCATGGCAGGTCGCTGAGGAGCGCGAAGACCAGCAGGCCGATGTAGACTACGGCGATCGAAGCCATGATCGCACCCACGTACAGGTTCACCGCTCCTCCTCCCAGCCCACCGGGCTTAACCTTGACGCGGGTCCCACCTCTCAATCGCGTCGGCCACCATAGCGACGATACCGCTCCCTTCCGCCCCGGTCCTGGCGATGTCGTGCAACGCCATGGCTATACCGGCGGCAATCACATGAGCCTGCGTCCCACCGGCCGCGCGTCGGATGATGCTGGCATACAGATCATCTCTTACGTCGGAGGCGTCACCAGCGCCGTTTTCCTGTTTCTCGTCCAT